GAGGGTTCGAGTCCTTCCGGGAGCGCCAATAATGGAAGCGTGGCAGAGTCAGGTTTATTGCACTGCTCTTGAAAAGCAGCGACGGCAGTGATGTCGTCCTAGGGTTCGAATCCCTACGCTTCCGCCATAATAACTTGGTACCTATCATAAGGCGGATAGGTTAAAAGAATGCATGTTTGACTGCCAAGTTTATGACTCCTTTACCAAAGGTTTGGGAGCAGTCGAGGTTCGTGGTAGAACCAGCGTGGCAAATCTACCACACTTATTCGGGGAATTAGCTCGTCTGGAGAGCAATTGCTTTGCAGAAAATGTGCGAATTATAAATACTCCATAATAGGAGGTAATTCGAATGTGGAAATGCAAACATTGCAAAACAGAGTTTAATTTCTCAACTACTTCAGAAAAGGCTAATCATAGTCGTTGGTGCGACCATAACCCTAAAAGGAATAATTGGAATAAAGCCCAAGGAACTATCAGTAAGTTCGGTGAACTGAAGGAGTTTGAAGTTGAATGTTTATGTTGTTCTAATAAGTTTTTAGTAAAAGAACGAGAAAAACTTTATCCTCAAAAAGATAAGTATTATTGTTCTAGGTCTTGTGCAAATAATAGGCAAGAATGGTGGAATGATAATGCTACACACTATAGAACTATAGCATTTCAACATTGGAAATGCGAATGTGCAATTTGTGGATTTGATAAAGTAGTTGCTGTTCATCATGTTGATGAAAATCATTATAACAATGAACCAAAAAACTTGATACCTTTATGTCCAAATCATCACGAAATGGTTCATAGTAAATGGTCAGACGAAGTAGTTCCTTTGATTGAGGAATTAGTAAAAGAAAAATGGGGGATTGGTGCTAATGGGAACACGCTGCCCTTGCAAGGCAGAGTCAAGGGTTCAACTCCCTTATCCTCCACCATAGATTAGGAGTTTATATCGAGTCCGATATCTTCCACCAAATTGCGGGTATAGCTCAGAGGCAGAGCATCTGGTTTCCAACCAGAGTGTCGAGATTTCGAAATTCTCTATCCGCTCCAAAAAGTAGACCACTATCTTTGATAGGATACACGGATGTTTACGTGTTGAGGCAGGTTGATCGCTGTCAAGGGAATTTAGGGAACTAGGACAGGCTTCGGCTCCTCCTTGTGTATAGCCACATTCCTGCTTTAAAGTTTAATGGACTTGTAGCTCAATCGGGAGAGCGTCGGCCTGTCACGCCGAAGGCAGCGGGATCGAAACCCGTCAAGTCCGCCATGCAAGATTAGCTCAGATGGGAGAGCAGGGGTTTTACATACCTCAGGTCGTAGGTTCGAGCCCTACATCTTGCACCAGAATATGCCTCTGTGGTGGAATTGGTAGACACGCTGCACTTAGAATGCAGTTCGCAAGAGTGGGGGTTCGAGTCCCTCCAGAGGTACCAAATAATGGAAAGTTGGATGAGTGGTTTAAATCAGCGGTTTGCTAAACCGTCATAGGGCGAAAGCTCTATCAAGGGTTCGAATCCCTTACTTTCCGCCATACACGAAAAGTTTAAGCCGCTATAGCTCAGATGGTAGAGCGCCTGATTTGTAATCAGGATGCCCGGGGTTCGATTCCTCGTGGCGGCACCATAATAAAGGCACCTTGACTTCGGTCTTGGTGCCTTTTTTCGTTTATAGCGTGTAGTTTACATTATATATAAATTAGAAAGGAATTTATGATGTCGGCATTGAAAGTTGGGATTACCGGCCATTGTTCTGGATTAGGCAAAGAATTATATTTTAGGTTCAACTCTGTAGGATTTGATTTAAAAAACGGATTTGATATCGCCCACCCGAGTCCGATTGTAGAAGCAATATCTGATTGTAATGTATTCATTAACAATGCTTATAGTGGTACGTATCAAGCATCTTTATTTAAAGTAGTAGATGAAGCTTGGGCAGACCCAAATAAGCTGATTGTAAACATATCCTCATATGCAGTCACCCTAAAGAAAAATACTGAATATTCAAAGAACAAAATCCTACTTGAAGAGGCATCTCGTTCTTCTTTGTGTAGGGTAGCCACAATTCGTCCGACGATTATTGATACCCCAATGGTAAATAGCATCACACACAGAGAAAAAATGAATGTACGAGATGTTGCGGATGTGGTGGAATTTATAATTAAATCACCTGTACATATATCACTAACGGAGATTACTAATGGACGATATATTTGACTTCGGATTTACAGCTGTCGACGAGGAAGAGCTGACGTCCGTACAGGAAGCGACGTCTGCAGCTAAAATAGTTGAGGAACAGGCGCACACTACACAAGAACGCCTTGACAGGTTATATAATGCTGTTATACCTCTTTTAAATAATTTAAAGAAGAATCCAGAGAAAGAATACATCTTTTGGCCAAATAGGCTTACTAAGGTAGAGGAGTTTGAGACTCAACTCCAGAAAATATATAAAGGAGAATGAGATGTTTTCAGCAATGGTATTAGCCTGTGTATTAAACACAGATGGAACTTCAAATCCGAATAACTGTCGGGGATTCGTTTCCCCTTATATTTGGGAGAATGAAGACCAGTGTATGCAAGCGTTGCAGGTTGGTATAGCTGAGGTGGACAATCAAGGCTGGTCAGTTATGGATTATCAATGTTTTGATTGGGAAAATAAAAAAGGTATTCCGCTTTAGGGTGTTTACATATAATAAAATAAGGGGTATAATATGAGTATGTGCGGCGAAGTAGAAAATTTACAACATGAAATCAAGAAGAAAGAACTAGAGCTAGAGTCCCTGAAACTACGACTAAAGACTCTTGAGAAGATCATAGACGACGATCGACAGTTTAAGTTTGATATGCATCTTGATCCTGATAAACGCAACTGGGAGTACGATGGCGATGGCCGAAGAATACCAAAAAAATAGAGATCCGAGTGACTTACACCGCTCTGGCGATGTGGCGATTGGGTATCACGAACAAGAACGATACCACGAGTGGATCAGGCGCAAGCTGAGAGAAGAGCGTGAAAATAATTCCAAATAAAATGAAAATAGGGGGTTTACATCTCCTATTTTTTTATGGTATACTCTATATGTAAACAAGGAGATACCACTATGCTACTTCGCGATTCTGTACAAGATGCCTTCACCGTTAAACATGTAATCGAGAGCCTCGTTCGTCGTTCGAAAAACTTCGAAAAAGATCGTGAATCGATTCTGATGGAACTGCAATTTCTAGTCGAGGATATCGATAAATCCATCGACGCTATGGAAGAGAAGATGATGGAGAACGCATAATGAGCTTCTTTATTTTTATTGGGGTGTTCTTTATCGCCCTTTGTGGATTAACTCTTATCGTGGAGAATATATAATGGATCTTCCTAAACACGGCTCACCTCAAGATCGGGGCAGTGCAGATGCCTATTACAGTCGTAGGTTCGATCCTCATTGGTGGCCAGAAGGAACTGGAAGTCAACGGCTTCGCACCATCAAGGGCGCTGAGCTTATCGAGAAGTTTAATGTAAAGGAGTGCGTGTTATGACTAACACAGCAAGAGAGACGATTGCGGACATAGTGTGGCGAAACACTGATTGCAAAAGTCATCAAGCAATGGGGGCTGCGAAGGACATCCTTGCCGCGCTGCCCGAGATCCTGCGGCAGAACCCAGAGAACATAGCGGGGGAGGCACTATCCAATTACCGAGCCCTCAAGGAGACCTCCGATGACTGACAGCGGCACCCGTCCACCACCCATCCCAATCTACTCACACCCCGCACCAACACCAGCCATGGAGTCAGCCCTTCACGGGGCGGTCCTGGACCTCAGTCGCAAGGAAGGACACTTAGACAGCCTCAACCGACCAATCCTTATCGAGGGCTTCCGCTTCGACAAAGCGATCATGACTGGCGTGCGTCTCGTGGCTGATGAAGGCGGCTGCGCATGGAAGGACACCAAGGAACACCACACCACACCAGATCCCAACCAAGCAACACTGGACCTATACCTGCACGATTGCCCGCACGAAACCGAGGCCCGGCTAGTGGCAGACATCCTGGGCTATGAATCCGTTGCCAACTGCGCCGCCATGTGGAGGGAGGCTATCAGTCAAGGGCTATTGACAGCTTCAGAGCGAGGTGGTACTGGGTTCTTAACGCTAACTGAATATGGATGGGAAATTCTTCAAATGTATGAGGACATGGAATGAATAACGCGTGGAAAGAATATGAAGGCGACTTCAACTCCTGGTAAAGGTATCCGTGTAGAAATGGCGGATATGACCAAAGAACAGATCGAAGAATATACCTATGGATATGACAATGAACTAGACCGAAAGGATTGGGGATAATGGAAGACGAGGAGGAGATTGATGTTCACGAATGAGTTTGAATTCGATGCCACGGTAACCACAATACTTGATGAAAATGGTGACCATGATGATGTGCAAGTACACATTGACGACGGTGGGGTATTCATTCGACAGTTCAACGAGAACACCGACAAGTACGATCTTATTGTAATGACACATAAGATGTTCTACGAATTTCTAGCTGCTATGCGTACCACTGAAGGCACCTATAGAACTTTTTTTAAATAAAATGAAAAAAGTGCATTTAGGGGGTTTACATCCCCTATTCACTTGCGGTATAGTGCTCATATAAACAAAATCACGGAGACTTACATTATGACAATCGCAACCACACAATCCGAACGTCTTGCTCTTATCAAACAGATCGCAGAGCGCAAGAAGAAAATGGCTCGGATCAAAACTCAAACCAAAACCGTTATGCGTAAGGCTCCTAAACCCGCTCGTACCTTCATGGACACGCCGGAAGATACTTCCAAGAACCCTAACTACTACACTGACGCTAGCAAGTACGCTCAGCAGTACTACGGTGAAACATTCTATGAAACAACACGTCACGACGCAGACTGGGGCGACTACTAATATGAAAAATTTGAAATCAGCAAAGGAATTGAATAAGATGGCACAAGATATGAATATCCCAGAATCCATGGAAGAATTGGAATTGCTTGCGACAGATATTCGCAAACAAATTCGAAGTGAAATGATTAAAGAGCTACAGACAGGTACAAAGGTTGTGACATTTACAAAAGTAAATGGCGAAAAGCGTGTGATGACATGCACATTGGATGCAAATCTTATTACAGAAGATGTTCGTGAAGATGTTGCAAAATCATCTAAGGCTGTAAATGAAGAAGTGCTTCCTGTTTGGGATGTTAATGCTAATGGCTGGCGTTCATTCCGTATCGATAGTGTGGTTTCATTCGAATGAATTGGTTTACCTATATGAAGTACATGCTTATCCTCAAGTGGAACACCCTGTTCCGTAAAAAAGAGGATAAGCCTGGCCCTGTTTATATCTACGAGCAAGATCTCGATAACGATAAATAGTATAAACAATAAGGAGATTACTATGTACATTGATCCCATTATGTTTAACTGGATTCTTATCAGCGCTGTTTCCGGATGCGCCGGAATGATTGGATACTACCTCGGTCGTGGACGTAGTGAAGAAACTATTGCTGATACCATTACATACTTAGCACAAGAAGGATTTGTAAAATCTTTTGAGAATGAAAATGGTGAGCTTGAGCTTGTTAAATTGAATGACGATCTCCCGAAATAGGGGATGTACTTCTTTAGCTATCTGTGATACAGTACACTTACATTATGGAGATATATTATGGTAGCACGTAAGACCCAGAAGCGTAAAAAAGCAGCACCGCTTCCACGCAAGACTCGTACAGGTCTTGCAGCTGCACCCACTAAATCTTTTCATGCATTCCGAGAATACTTCCGGTTGGACCTTGATCGGAAAGAAGTTGCTGGTGTACTTAAGACGTACATTCGCGATAACTATACCGGTGAAGAGCGTAAGCTTCTTCTATCTGGTCCGGAACACGTGTACTCGACTCACTATGGACCAGCATCCGGTATTCAGTGGAAGAATCTTGGCTATGATTGGCCAGAGAAGTACAATGGTGAAAAGGCTGCAGAGCTTTATATCGAGAATGTTCGATACTGGGCGGAAAAGAAAGCCGAAGCACAGAGCGAAGAAAATACTAAGCCGGCTAAGGTAGTTAAATCGCCCATGGATATCGTCAAAGAGCGTACGTCTGACTTTATTTGCGAAGTTGAAGCCGTACTTGATGACTTTTATAATGGTGTATACCAAGACGTCGAAAACTACTCTGTGTACAATGAAATGATTAAGGCTGACCTTAACTTATTCTCTGCCAGCAACGTTCTAAAGTTCTATCAGCCACTACTCGCTGAATTACAAGAGCTGGTGAACGATAAAACACCTGAGCTTGTGGAAGGATATAGCCATATGTCTATCCCTCAGCGCAAAAAGAATCTTAAGCTTGTTCAATCGATCGTGGCTGATGCTGAGCGTTATGTGCTATCGAAGAAGGCGACACGTAAGCCTTCGAAGCCTAAAGTTAAGACTGCAGACAAGCAAGTCTCTAAGCTCAACTATGCAGTGGATTCTACGGAGCACAAGCTTACCTCGATTAATCCAACATCGATTGTTGGTGCAAATAGACTGTATACATTCCACGTAAAAGAGCGTATAATTACAGAGTACGTCACAGAGTCGCCTAAGGGCTTCGAAGTTCGTGGTAGTACAATCTATGGTATTGACCTCGAGCGCTCGCGTGCGGTGCGCCTACGTAAGCCTGAGGAGCAGCTAAGCACGTTCCTTACCAAGACCCCCACTGCTATTAATAAGTTCTGGGCCACGTTTACCACCAAGACAATCACAGATGTGAAAGGTCGTATTAACAAGGATACAATACTATTGAGAGCACTAGATAAATGAATAGTAAATTTCTAACCAAATCCGAATTCTCGAAGCTTGTCGAAAAGACCGTGCTTGAGAATAAGCTAGGATATATGGATGCCGTACTAATGGTCTGTGAGGATCACGGCATCGATCCAGAAGACGTACGTAAGTTTGTCTCTGCACCTATTCAAGAGAAGATTGAAGGTGAAGCTATGCGCTTGAATTTAATTCCGCGCACTAACGAACTTTTCTTCGAATAATACATATATAAGATGTACTTCGGTACAAATATATGCTATAATAATTCAGCTCATACAACGCAACATAAGGAAATACAATGTCTTTTGCAAATCTAAAACGTAACCGTAACTCCATCGATAAACTCGTAGCTGCAGCAGAAGCTACTAGCGGTGGTGAAAAATCCTCCTACAAAGACGAACGTATGTGGAAGCCAACCATCGATAAGATGGGCAACGGCTATGCGGTAGTACGTTTCCTACCAGCAGCGGAAGGTCAAGATCTTCCATGGGTACGCTACTGGGATCACGGATTCAAGGGCCCAACAGGTAAATGGTACATCGAGCGTTCGTTGACGTCGATTGGTCAAGATGATCCAGTAGGTGCGCTTAACAGCAAGCTCTGGAACATGAGTGACGATGACAAGTCTCCGACACGTAAACAAGCACGCGATCAGAAGCGTCGTCTACATCATGTAGCAAACGTACTCGTGGTATCCGATCCTGCTAACCCTGATAACGAAGGCAAGGTCTTCATGTATCAGTTTGGTAAAAAGATCTTTGATAAGATCATGGATGCAATGCAGCCACAATATGCTGACGAGACTCCTATGAACCCATTCGACTTCTGGGAAGGTGCTAACTTTAAGATTAAGATCCGTAAGGTTGATGGTTGGGTAAACTACGATAAGTCGGAGTTCGATGGTCCAACTGAGCTATCAGCAGACGAAACGTACCTCGAAGGTGTGTACAACACACTACATCCGCTTAGCGAGTTCACTGATCCTAAGTTCTATAAGAGCTATGCTGAGCTTGAGAAGAAGATGAATGACGTACTTGGTCTTCAGTCTGAGATGCCAATGGCACAACAGGCTATGATGAATGCAGAATCACCTGCACCAGTCATGCGTGAGACCCCACCTCAGACTATCGAAGAGATGACTACTGCGTCCGACGATACTGAAGAGGAAGAAGATACTATGAGCTACTTTGCTAAGCTAGCAAACGGCGATTAATAGACTCCAACTTTATGAATCAAAAGAGCGGCTTCGGTCGCTCTTTTTTTATGGATGGTGACCACGTCTTGGACGAGTAGCAAAGCCTGCATCCAGTGAGTCATTTGTACCTGCTGGAGGTGTAATAATACCTTGTGAGGTTGAGTTATTCGTGGTATTACCTTCATTAATAACTGTAGTGTTACCGCCAGCGGTCTGAGCAACTCTTTCACCATAGTCTTGCTGCATTAAGGTAGCTGTTAATGCCTTAAGTACTTCATCTGACATTTTAACAATTGAAACTTCACGTGCAACTTGTGAGGTAACTTCATCGATTGTTACCGAACTGCCAGTGCTTACAGGATCACCGGCACCACCAAATGCATCTAATCCAATAACAGGGCTAGTAACAGGAGCTGCTTCACCACCAAGAGCTGATCTTAATGCATTAACACCTTGTGCAAGAGCATCGAGGTTTGCAACATCAAGACCTTTTAAACCTTTACCAAACTTAATGACTTCTCTATCATTACCGAATACACCTTGCATAAAGCCTTTAAAGCTTCCTGCGTTCGGATCGAATTCACCACCATTAATAAGCGGATCCATCAGCTGAAGAACCCCACCCATATCAGCAATCATTTTTGTTAGATTGGTCGATGTCTTCTTAGTATCTAAATCTTGTAATCCGCTAAAGGAAGTGGCAAAGCGATCGATAGCACCACCAAATTCATCCATCTTATCGAACATTGCTGGGTCGACATTGACAAGCGGCTCTAATGATTCTAGCATAGTTTCGATAGGGGTTTTGGTTTTGGTAGCAGTGTCAGTACCAAATAACCAATCGAAAGCTTCTAACGCACCTTTCTTTAAGGTGTCTGTTAATTGCATTAAACCACCAGCACCAAATAAAGCTGTTATACCTGCAGCAAGACCTGTCATTGTACCAGCTAATCCAGTAAAGCCCATATTAGATAGTTCGCCTAATTTTTTAATGGCATCAGACGAAAGGGCTAGAATAGAATCGTTGAACATTTTAAATACTGGTACTAATCCACCACCATCACCTGGCAACATTGCAATCAAATCTGCAATTTTACCACCAGCAGCAAGACCGACCATTAAACCAGAAATACCAGCACCAATACCAGTCATGATAGCAAAAATACCTACGGCTGCCATTGCAGCGCCAGCAGGTGTCGTAGCAGCACCGAGGAATGCGCCAAGTGCAGTACCAGCGCCAAGAATAGTTGCGAATGCCGTTAATGCAGTACCGTCTAATGCCCCAACTGAATCATTGAACATTTTAAATGCGCCTACAAGACCGCTACCATTAGCTCCCGCAATCTTATCAAGCCAGCTAATACCAGCATCACCTGCTGTTAAACCGATCATTAAGCCAGCGATACCAGCACCAATGCCAGTCATGATAGCGGCAGTTCCTAATGCTGTTTTAGCGTCTGCGCCAAATACTGCCAGACCAGCAGATCCCGCAATAATGCCTGCTAAGGCCGTAGCTGCTTCAGGAGAAAGTTGACCGACCGCTGCAGAAAAGCCACCTAAAGCTTTCCCTAAAGCCCCAAAGTCTAAATCAGCACCCATCCAATTAGCGCCTTCGAATAATGTATTACCAAGCATAATACCGCCGAGGAATCCTACGATTCCAGCAGCCATACCTGCCATACCTTTAGCAGCTGCTAATGGATCTTTATTTGCTAATCCTGTGATTGCGCCAAGACCTAATAAAGACCCCATTACAGTTAATGCTTTTGGATCAAGACTCACGACCATATCACTAAAGCCGGTCATAGCTTTTTTCATGCCACCAAAGTCAATAGTGCCGCCAAATATATCTGCAACTTTGTATGCACCTTCTAGTAAAGTGCTACCAGCCATCAGCCCGCCAAGGAACCCACTAATAGCAAGACCCATTGAAGCTAAGCTTTTAGCAGCACCAGGTTTAGCAATTGCGGAAATACCCATAATACCGCCAAGGACCACGAATGCTTTTGGATCCATTTCTAAAATAATATCAGAGAATCCTAAGGCAGCTTTCTTTAGTCCATCGTAGTCCATTCCAGCTACATCTTGTAACCAGCTTAGTCCTTCACTACCAGCTAATAAACCACCAAAGAAAGCTGGGATAGCGAGACCCATAGCAGTAAGACCAGCAGCTGACTTCATCATGCCTTTGCCAAGCATACCTAAACCTAAGCCGGCACCTATCATAGTACCAGAAGATGAGCCACTATCATCAGCAGCAACTGGTTTAGCTTTTACTCTTGCCGCCGGTCCTTTACCTTTTATTACACTACCACGACCTTTTGAATTTAAGTCTTTTAGCCGATTAATCTCGGCTGCCTCCATCTGCGCAGAGATCTTGTCAGTAAGAGATCTTACCGCCGTTGTAGTTTCGTGTTGCTCGTCTCGAATTTCTACGAGAGTTGCATTGACCTCTGTCAGGGTTGTAGTAGCCATATATTCTTATCCTTGACCTACTTTATAGTTTACTTTTTCTTGCCTCTTCACGCTGCTTCATATCTTCAATTAACATAGTTACGTAAATTTCTCTCTCCCAAGGTATCATCAGATCCAGATCAGCTAATGAATAATTGTGGTTTTCCATTAGCTGATAGTTTGTCTGATAATAGTTCACAAGTGTTTCATGAGAGAGATTAATCAGAAAAAATCCTGGATACCACTCAGCGTCTGTTTGTTCTCATGACCACAGGATTCACACGTAAAATCAATATCATGTTCTAGTTTAGGCAAGCTTTGCACAAATTCCATAATTTTTCCGAACTGATCGGAATTCAGATTATCTAAGAACTGAACTTTTTCTTCAATGGATTCTTCATCAAAAGAAATAGCTTCGTCTTCAGTTAACAGTTTATCAAGTGATCCCAAAGCCATGTTAAACATCAAATCAGTAAAGGTTAGTTTTTCTTTACCTTTAAATGATTCTAACATGCTGTTATATCTCGGGAATCTCATAACCAAAGTATATTTGTCGTTCAATTGGATCTCAGGAATCTTCGTTGGAACATCCATTTCAACGATATCCAGATTCAAATGAATCTCATTCTTATGTTTACATTCTGTACATTCTAAAAAGATGTCTGCGGTTTCGCCAACAGATTTAGCACGGATTTTGGTAAACATATATTCGACGTCGAATGTAGAAAGTGCATTCGGATCGATGCGATCTTCTACACATGATACAATAGTGTCTACCATAGCTTTCAAAATCAATTCTTGATCTTGGGCTTCCATAGCCATCAATAAAACTTTTTGTTCTTTTACATAGAAAGGTCTAAAGAAAACCTCTTTGCCCGTCGACGGGACTTTCAATTTGTGCTTAGGCGATTCATTAATTCTTGGCAAAGCCATGATATAACTCCATTTTTATTTTATACGTTTCCAATTTTTATAAGACAGACTCACTGACACCTCAATTGTTTGGTCTGTCGAACCATCTGCAAGATCAATACCGTTTACTGTTACAGGGAAAGCACTTTCTAACTCGACTCCATAAATAATTTTATCTGATGTCCTTAAATCGAAATCTAAATTGATTCCGATACCAAAAACATTAAAGTTTAAACCGCCTACGTCATAGGCTCTACCTTTTTCTAATTGATATACCTTTACAGTCTTTTTATATTCATTGGCATATCGAATCTGTTGGCTATTTTGATCGACAATAAGATTTTGCCACTTATCAAAATAATCTCTCGTTTTATAATCATTTAAAACATGGAAAGACATAGTAACATCGGTGGTGGCATAGCCAGTAGCAACACCTTGTTTCATTAACCCAACTTCCCTCGAAGCTGTCAGGATTTGTCTTCCAGGTAATCTGGTAGTTCTGCAAAGAACATTTCTTTCTCTGGCAGATAGGTTTGAGCCAGGGATCTGAGGAAATTCAACCATATATTGGTTAGGAAGAGCAAAGCCCTTCCCAGCATTTACCATACCTTTTAATTCTTCTATACTAGCCATTTATCTTCCTCTTGGAATCAGCGTAGACTTGTGCTCGGCTTGCCTTCTGGAAGTCTGCTGTTGGTAAGAATGTTGCAATTTCCCACTCCGGTGCTTCGACCATAGCAAAGCGTGAACGCACATGTTTGTTGAGGTAGTGCTTAAAGCACGGCTTAAAGTACTTCATCTTCGATGCACGCATGAGCATCTTGTAGGAAAGATCGAACTTGGTAGATTCATCATACAGCCTGTTGTTCGTGATTTCTAACAGTGAATCCAAAAACTTAGCGCGGAGGGTCGGCGGAAGGTAGTGTAGGTTCAGTCCATAAAAACCACCTTCTGCCGGACCAACCACAATCACAAGTGGGAAAGAATCATAAAATGGTAGTGTGTCTTTGTGCTTCGGATCGTAGAAAAACATGTACATGTTACCAACCACACTGCGATTCTTTAACTGAACAGGTTCTTCCTTCATCAGCGCACTGCGGTTTGGTCGTAGGTTCGCTACTCTCTTGCGGAACCACTCGCGTGATTCCTTTGATCTGAGAGTAATGCCTTTACGAAAGGCTTCAATTTCTAGGTTGTAAAATAAATTTGACATACAGCTATTTATGTTGATTTCTTACGCTTTTTATACGGCTTGAGTGGTTTAGTTGATTTGGGTTTAATACCCATTTTGTGCAATGTATCTTCAGTCCAGATCTGAAATCCCCACCCGCGATCAGCTGCGTAATTCTGTGCTGCAGCCCATTTATTCATGTTCTTAACGTAAGTCAGGCCTTCAGTAATATAACGCTTCGTCTTACGCCCTGTGAATGCCGGAGGCTTCGTTTCTTTGTCCGGTTTAATCTCTACAAGTACTGTTTTGCCATTTGTGTATGTGATCTTCAGATCCATAAAGTATCGATGGTATTTCTTATCTACCTCATAGAAATATGGGATAACGACTTCTTCGCTAGACCACTCTTTTACTTCAGATGATTCATCACACCACTTAAAACAATATTTCTCCCAGAGAGATCGATAGACCACGTTGGTATGATCCCCTTTATATTTCTTTGGGTTTTTAACTTTGTATTTGCCAGAATAAGCCATAGTTTTCCATATAAATAACGATAAGAATTCACTTTATTTATAGGTCTATAATGCAATATCCTTTAGACGACAATACCGATCAATATGCAGGTAAGATTCAGTTCTTACCTATTGTAGAAAAGTATATTGATGCAGCAAAGACCGTTACTGAATCATTGTCCAGTATTTCGAATTCAGTTGAAAATTTCGATGAAGCAACTGGATTAGTTGACTTTGGTGGAATTGGGGAAACTGTTACAAGAAAAATCCAAGCGCCTTTAACTACCTACGGCAAAAGCGGTAGTGGTGCAGTTACTTTATATTTACCACAAGCTATTACTATTCAAGATGGTGTACAATACGACACATTAAATCTTGGAACTATTGGTGCTGTTGGACTCCAAGCTTTACAATCCGGTGCAGATATTAAATCAGCAGCATTTGCTACTATTGAAAATGCTGGTAGTAGCATGATCGATTTTATTAGCAATAGATCAGGCATGGCATCTCAATTAGCAGGTTTGGCTGCAGTACGCTTGGCTAACAAAGGTGGTGAAACTACAAGAGGTGTAGCTGGATCAGCATTTGGTGTAGCTGTTAATCCGAATACAAGAGCGCTGTTTAAATCAGTTAATCTTAGAGAGTTTTCATTTTCATTTAAAATGATTGCCTCGTCTGCGGCAGAAGCAAATGCAATTGAACAGATCGTGAAAACTTTTAGAACAGAACTATATCCAGAAATCATCGAGGATAATAATATTCCTCTGGGCTATTACTATCCAAATAAATTTAAGATCAATATGACTTATGCCGGTAGAGAGGTCGCTACTAAGTTTTTACCAGCACATCTTAAATCAGTTAATGTGGTATACAATCCCAGTAGCATGGGGTGGCACGCAGATGGTAAACCTTCTGAAGTGGATCTCACCTTAAGCTTCGGCGAACCAAGAACGCTAAGCAAGAAAGATATCAAGGCAGGTTACTAATGTTTTTTAAAAGCTTTCCCGCAACTTCTTACAAGTTTGGCAATGAGACCCAGTCAGTCATAGCCCAAAACATTTCAGCATATGTTGATGTCTTTGATGATATAAAAGATCAAATTGACTTCTATCAATACTATGATTTGTATGACGAAAGACCCGATCAGTTATCTTTTAAATTATATGACGATGTATCTTTTTATTGGACATTTTATTTGTTAAATGATCATATCCGTAGAAGTGGTTGGCCGATTAATGCCGGTGAATTAGAAGCATGGACTCAGAAACGTTTAGATCATACAGTGATTACTACAAGAAATGAACTACTTGAAACATTCATGGTTGGGGATACTATCGAAGGTCTTTCTTCTGCAGAAACTGGCACTATTACTAAACGGGTAGAAGATCTCGGACAGATTTTTATTGCTGGTACAAAATCTTTTACCGATGGGGAAGTTATTGTAGATCAAAGCGGTAATTCACTTACAGTCCATTCTTCAGTGCCAGAATATAATGCTGTTAAACACTACCTTGATGCAGACGGTGAATTTGTAGATATCGATCCCACTTCCGGTCCAGGTGCAGAATATACCCCAGTAACTTATTCCGAATATCTGGCAGATGAAAACGATAAGTTAAGAAAAATTAAAGTTATAAAACCAGAAGCAATTAATGGTGTTGTTTCTGCATTTAGAGAAGCATTGCGTAGCCAATAATGTCAATCGATCGTTTAATTATAGAAAAAGCCACAATTACAGCTGGTGATGGAGCTACGAAATTCGATATTTCGGCAGCTATTACCGATGTGGTAATTTATGAGCATATCGATAAACCTTATTTAACTGGTTCAGTATCTTTCTTAGATACAATTGGTGTTTTAGATCAAGTTAAATTTAAAGGTCTCGAACAATTTATTTTTGCTGCGAAATATCCAGAAGATGTTTCACCTACAATTAATAGAAAATTTATTATTGACGCCGTAGTTGATACATCTAAAAATAACGATAATAGTGAATTAGTTACTTTACACTTTATCGAAGAGATTGGATTTGTATCTTCATTTTTGAATGTAAACCGTGCTTATAGCGGTTCATCGAGAGAAATCATTCAAAAGATTATAATGGAGAATTTTTCAGGGATAACCCTTTCAAAGGCTGATGAAGATGAGGCAAAATACGATATGCAAATCGTAGTGCCTAACATGACTCCGCTTGAAGCAGCTAATTGGATTAAAGATCGTACTACGTCTACTTCGGGAACACCTTATTATTTGTTCTCAGTTTTAACCCAACCAAACATTTTACATTTTCTTCCGCTGTCTACGATGATCAGTGCACCACCAGTTTCTAAACGTGAATACAGATATTCGCAAAGTAGCACACAGGAATCGACTACATCAAAGGATGGTGAAGCGCAGTATTATGATATTAAAAACTACAATCAAGTCCCATTAGAAATTAGCGATCTTATTGATCAAGGTTTAATTAGTTCTGTTCAAGGTTATTGGGATACATCTACATCATTCGACACTTCTACTCAATTTGAAATTGAAAATGTATTAGGATTAGTTCAAGGATTTAATAGGGACAATTTTAAGTTTAAAAACTCCTATCAGCATTTGGGTAAATCCCTGAATACAATTAAATCCAGAAAACAATATGCTATTCATTCTTCATATTCCTATCCTGATAAGGTTTCGTTTAGAGAATTAGAAAACTTAAATAGATCCTTGACTGCAAAAGCCCTTCGCAATATTCTAGTAACTGGCGCATTAGATATTGCAGTATCTGGTAGAACTTTTGCTATAGAAAAGAAAAATAGAACTTTAGGTAATACAATTAAATTAAGATTTTTGAATAACGTAACGCCTACCCCGTCCGCTTCAATAGATGATATTACAGATAAAGTTAAATCAGGCAAACATATGATCTATGCGGTAAGACATAATATCAGAATTGAAAGATATGATGTTACTTTAACTTGTGTTAAATTAGAGAATCTCGAATGAGCATAAAAACACTTTATAACGATTTCTATGGCGATGAAACCCGTTGGTGGGTTGGTGTCGTAGAATCGATAAATGATCCAATTAAACAAGGTCGAGTTAGAGTTCGAATCTATGGTATTCACTCTGCAAGCCCTAGTGACATTCCCCCGAGCGCTCTCCCGTGGGCGCAGGTGGTCGCGCCCGTAACGCAGGGTGGCACATCCGGCATTAATGGTACGCCAGTTGGTATTCAACCATATGCTCAAGTATTTGGTATTTTCTTAGACGGCAAACACTCACAGCTCCCTCTCGTCCTTGGATCTATTCCAAGAGTCGATGGTAAGAAACCTGATTTGGTGACAGGTGCTGGTGGGGAGACAAGACTTGCCGTGGCTGGTGAAGTAAACTTGGAATCAGCTGGTGCGAGAATGGTGGACCCGGATGCAGCTGATCCTAGAGCTGAAGCAGCACGTACTAATCCAACCCCAGACCCTGGTATCCCGCCAAGAGATACGGGCGGTACTACATCACACGGTGGTAAGTCATATGATTCATATGTACTTGAGGGTGGTAGTAATGCAGAAAAAGCATACAACTTCTTAGAAAACGTTTTTAGATCTGATATGGGTTTACCGAACTCAAAGGAATTAGCCGCAGGATTTGTTGGTAACTTCATGACCGAGTCTGGTACAAAGCTACAATATGATGTTGAGAATTCTATTGGTGCTGTTGGTATTGCCCAATGGTTAGGCGAAAGAAGAACCGCCTTAAGAAAGTATGCAGAAAATAACGGTATGCAATTATTCTTGACAAGCAAAGGTGGACATTACGTTCCAGATTTAAAGGGTCAGCTTTCGTTTGTGGTACATGAATTACAAACATTAGGTTGGCTTAAATTTGATGATTGGGGGCCGAAAGCTTCAACTGCAGCTATGGCAGCAGACCGGATCGAAGCTTACTATGAGATTTCAGAATTCTCAGTAGCAGAATGGAAAAAGGACCAAACTGGTAAAAAAGTATTATGGAAATTTGCACCATACGAAACAAGAAGACAAAGTGGCAGAGATAGTGTTGGCGCTTACGGGAAAAGATTATTTTATGCTGAAGATGTTTACAATCAGCTTGCAACAACTGGGGTAACAGTATGATCGATACAGCGGGATTAACGAGAGAATTAGAAGGTTTAGCCTCCAAGATCTCTACACCAGATATTGAACTAAATATATCAAAAGCTGCAGATGAATTTAAAGCTTTGAATATGGATCTTGTCGGTCGAGCAGCTCCGGCTTTAAATGATGTATCAAAGATTCTTGAAAAACAAAAGCCACGTATTCCAGATTTAGGTGCGCTTGCTTTACCTAGAGTTCCTTCTTTGGGTGATATCGAGCTACCGAGTCTACCGGACTTAGAATTAAAGTTAGACACTTTAAAGTCGTCACTCCCTAGAGCAGGTGAAGAATTAAATAATGGCTTGAAGGGAATGGCATCTGCATTAAACGACTTTCCAAAAGATATTGAACCAACTGTTCGTAGTTCTTTAAAAGCTGCTACTACTGTTCAGACAAACCTCCAAGCGGCAATGCCAGGATTACAAAAATCTTTATCTGAAGTTGGAGACGGTCTTCCTATTGCTGCTGCAAAGGTTAAGCCAGCGCTGGAAAGTGCATCAAATGATATTGCAAATGCAATTGTAGGTTCTAATGTACAAGCTAATTTTAATAATATTGCATTAACATTACCTACGCCAGCAGCTATGGCAGAAACAGTTTCAGCTATTTCAGAGGCAACTAAAAAGGTAATCCCAACTGTTGAAGTAGTAACCTCGAAAGAAGTTCAAGGTACAATGGTAGCTGCTCTAAACGGTATTAAAGGCGATCTCGGCGGGGCTACCGCAAATCTTGGAGGTGTTTTAGCTGGAATGAAAATTCCAGATCTTAAGATCCCGAACCTTGGTGATATTGTTGGTGACAAATTAGGCGGTCTTGCTGATAATTTAACAGGAAACTTTAGTGATATGATCCCGTCAATTACAGGTGGTCCAATATCAGATATTTTACATAAAGCAAACGGAACTCTTGATGTAGTAAAAGGAAGTTTAGGTCTTCCTTCTATTCCTGGTATCGATAACATTGCGGGGGGACTTGTTAAAAAATTTACTGACGGGCCAGTTGGTGACGCCTTGGATCTTTTACAATCCACACCGAATTTGGGTCTTGATATTGGCATCAATATTGGTGGATTTGAAAGTAAACTTACAGATTTACAAGGGCGCTTTGGTAGCGTAAGTTCTATGCTAAGCGGTGGGTTATCTTCTGCAGTTAGTGGTGCAATTGGTGGAGCAGTTAGTGGGGCTCTTAGTGATTTGACTTCCGGTTTACCAGGATTACCGAGTTTACCAGGTCTTCCCGATATCGGTGCATTAAATATTAGCACTGCTTTAGGAAGTAGTTTAGCAGTTGCTGGTAATCAGATTGTTTCAACTAATGTCGTAGCAGGTATTGCAGAGCTATCAGAAAAATTCCCTATCCTGAATAATTTGGAAGAAGCCAGTGCAGAAGTATCTAGTGCCCTAGTACAACCTATACAAATTGAAGTTAGCTGGACTGAAACTTACAAAGATGATTTAGTAAACAAAGATACAATTATTCCACAAAACTATTATCATTATATTATTTTGCCAATGGGTACAATCCAAAGATCCAAACCAGTTGGCACAGACACTACTTTAAAGGTTGCTATCGTTGGGGGATATAATGTCTTTAGAAATGAGCCGGGGGTTTTGACTGCCGATTCAATTACGGTCGAACAAGCCAAAGGATTAAGAAAGCTTTGTAAGCAATTTATCGAAATCCTTCCTGGTATTAACATTTACGGTAAAGGTCAATTAACTGCACAACAAGAAAGAGGTGCAGGCGGTAATCCCGAAGAACCAGGTATTGACGTCGAAAAGCTAGTTAAGAGTCTTAACGGTAGATCCGAAGTGGAAAATATTATTCCACAAACTACGCCAAGAGGTGATGAGTTAGGTAAACCAATTAGTGATCGGGTAGTTTATCAGGGTGGTATGGATTGGTTTACAGCAAATAAAATTCGTAATCAGCTTATCCAACAATCGCTGATGAAAATTCTAGACCAAGCTGCAAAAGAAACTGGTCTATATGTTACCATTCATTCTGGCGGTCAAATGTCAAAAGCAGAAGCTATTGCTAAAGGCGGTATCCAAGAAGGCGATGATTGGTTTTTACCAAATGTTGTAAAAGCGGTAAGAACTGGATCAGTAAGACATGATAACGGATACGCTGCAGATATTTGGCTTTATACTGATGCGGATCGTAAGGACAGACTCGTTCCCGGCGTTAGTAAGAATCCACCAGCTAAAGCACTACAATATATAAGAGCATGTAAGGCTCTTGGTGCAACAGGTATTGGAGTCGGTCCAAACTATATGAATGGCAGTGGTATTCATATCGATATTACACCTCAAGGTGGTAAATGGGCTAAAAAAGGTGCAGCCATTCCTAGTTGGTTAGCAGCAGTTTGATAGAGGTAACGGAGTAAAAAATGGCAGGAAAGAATATATACGGATCTTGGACGGACGCCGATGAAAAGGCAGTCGAGGATCTTCGTGATTTAGCTGAAGGTACATCTGCAAGTGCAAAACTTACTGATGCTGAAAGAGCTTACTCTATTGAAAAAGGTTACATCGAAGTATATGATGACGCTATCTTAAGAGAAGCTAAAAAAGAAGCTGCTCGCGAAGAAGAGGAAGAAAGTAAAACAACTTATCCGAAAAAGCCTTTGACATTCGGTGACTTATCTGGTCAGATGCCAAGGGCAGAATATGAAAATTCTACTTCTATTAACTTTAGTGCCAAACAAAATTATACAAGTCATTATCTCGATATTGCTGGTACAGTTGGTGGTATTGATGTTGCACAATATACAACTGGCATTTCAGCTAAGTATCCATTAAATCAAGTTATCGAAACTGTATCCGGTCACGTTATCGAATATAACGATACGCCAGAATCTTCTCGAATCCTAATTAAACACAATACCGGATCTGGCATTGATATGAGACCTGATGGGACAATTGTCGTATCTTCTCATGGTGACGGTAAAGTAGAAGTTAACCACGGTGGACATAAACTGGTAGTTACTGGTGACGGTCAATTACATTTTAGTGGGGATCTTACATTAAACGTTGGTGGAGATTTTAACGTAAACGTTGGCGGTTCATTTAACGTTCAAGCAAAAGATGAAACTAAAACTATTAACGGTCCGTCAAGAGATCTTTACTTTGGTAACAAATATACTTCTATTGTTGGCAGTCGTCAAGACTTTATGACAGAAAACTATTCAAGTGCTGCTCTAGGATTTAGAGATGTATACACAAAAGGTGATCATAAGACCGTTGCAGAAGGTGGCGGTACTATGGCAATGAAAGGTGGCATTGCTATGTCGTCTGAAGTTCAAATCACGCAATCAGCTCCTGATATTAACATTGCCGCCGAAGATATTTCGGTATTCGGTGCTACAGGTAATATTGGTGGTGACGGTGTGATTATGCACAACTATAATATGTTTACCGGTCATAGTATCTGGGCAGAAGAAACTGTTAATACGAAAACTGTTACGGCAACTAAAACAATGAACGCCATTTCATTCCATGGTGACCTATTTGGTACAGCGTCTTCGGCATTGGCAGCTAACGTTGCCGCAGCTTCTGGCGGCGGTGGCGCATCTCAGACTTCTTCAACTGATGCAACTTTTGACACCAAAGGTCAAACCAATAGAGCAACTACTGATGTTATGGCAGAATATCTTTATAAGGGTGGATATGGTATCCAAAAGATCTTTGTTGATAAAGGAGACCATTTAAAAGGTGCATACGATAAAACTCGTGATACAGGCAGCGTCACTAAACGCATCTTAAATACAAATGAAGTTCGTGCGCGGATGCGTGACGTCGGGCACAGGGAAAATGGCAAGTTTGCGCAATATCAAGCTTCAGCCGGTACAATCAATCCAAAGTATAATAATCCTGTTCCAGCATCTGTGAAAATGGTGGTAGACCCTAAAAAGGTAACCGTAACAGGTAGAAACCCAGCGGTTGGTGCGAAGGATACTAAGGCAAGAGTTAAACCCGAACAAAACCTAAAAGCCCCAATCTCAGTTGATCCAAGATTTAATCCAGCCGGTGCAGACCAGATTCTAACTACTACGAAACTTACTCGTAGTATCACACTATCACAATTTGTTTACGGTAAAGGTGATCCTGGTAAGTTAGATCCGAATCTAAGACTCGAAGAAAAGAAACAACTTGTTCGTAACCTTATTCCTCATGCTAACATGGTTCAAAGGATTCGTGATAACCAAGATATGTTCAAAGGTTACAATATTGAAATCATCGAAGGCGTTTATGTAAAAGAACCGACAGAAAAGATTACCCCAGATGGTATTCTCGATCTTCGAACACAAGGTCGTGCAGTTGTGTATGAAGTAATTGGACCAAATGGTCTTATCGATAAAGATAAAACATTCGATTTAGCAGTATGGTTATCAGCAAATATTCGTTATGATGAAATTATTTTAGACTACGATGAATTAGATCCTCGTGGACAAGGCGAAGATCACAATGTCCAAATTATTGTTATTATGCCAGTAGTAAAAGAAGACTTTACTGCAGACTTTAAAATGAAAACTAGTACACAGTTTAACAATACGAATCAAGGTAAAGAGTTTATTAAGTTTGGTGATAAGAAATCTCCAGTTAAACTTGATGGTGTTGATCCAACTGATCTGGAAGTGACAGATGGTGAAGACGAATTAAGAACCATACCAGCACCGCGTGATCCGGCAACTGGTGGCGTAGATCCGGTGGAACCATCACCAGGAACCCCTACGCAACCATCTGCGGCAACTGGTGGTGAACCGCCGGCGGAAGTACGACCTGAACCAGAAGTACCACCGGCAGAAGAAGCACCTGTTGCAAAATATACAGGTAATCCAGAAATCCTTGATGGTAAGTTCAAGAGCGATGCAGAAGTAGAAAGCTTCTTACGTAATAATAAACTGAACGCGGAATCAAATGGATATAGTTTCGTATTTAACGGCAAACAGTTCTGGGTAACAGTCAATCCAGTGGAATTAAAGACTCTTGCAAATAAAGAAGAGGCTATGTATATTTCTAAATCATATGCATTGTTTAAAGAAGACCAAGATCTATATGGTCCAGTGGGTGGTCGTAGTGAATTAGGTAAACAAGCATATGCAGATGGATTATGGTAAGAAACTAGTATAAATATACTAAACTCTAGGAAAGAAAATGGTTAGAAAGTATTTCGCTGCAGAAGACGGAGATCTACAAACTAGGAGTCTTACGACTTCTAGAAATAAAGTCTATTCAGATCTCGATCTTACATTTACGAAAAAGCCAAATGGTGACGTATATAAGAAAACCGATGCAGCAGCTGTTAAACAAGCAGTGAAGAATCTTTTGTTAACTACTCCAGGCGAGAAACCATTTAATCCTTATTTCGGTGGTGGCCTAAATGATCTTTTGTTTGAACTAGCAAATGATGAAACGAATTTTGTATTAACAGAATATATCACTGCTGCTATCGAAAACTTTGAACCAAGAGCAAAGCTCATATCAATTAAACCGGATGTACAACCAGATAATAATACGGCTCGTGTAAAAGTCGAGTTCCAAATAGTTAACACCTCAGAGATCGTTACATTCGAAACAACAGTAGTAAGGCTAAGATAATATGGCAACTAGTATAGAATCCACTCAACTCGATTTTGCTAGAATCAAAGAAGCTTTAAGAACGCACTTTGTATCGACTGATGCTTTTGCCGACTACGACTTCGATGCTTCTGCTCTTGATACTATCTTAGATGTGTTAGCTTACAACACTCACTATAATGGTTTACTTGCTAACTTTGCTTTAAACGAATCATTTTTAAACACTGCTCAGTTAAGAGGTTCTGTACTAGCAATTGCAGAAAGTCTTGGTTATACACCGAGATCTAAAACTGCTGCATCAGCGGTTGTTAACTTATCTTTAAACATTAGTGATGCGGTCCGTCCAGTTTCCGTTACACTGCCTTCGAATACAAGATTTAATACTACTGTAGATGACGTTGCTTATACTTTTTACACAACTAATTCTTATATTGCTACAGACGATGGTAATGGCATTTACAGATTTGAAACTGCTTCAGGTAGTACAGATATTCCAATCTATGAAGGCACATTAAAAACAAAATCATTTGCTGTTAGTTCGGTAGACAATCCAATTTATGTTATTCCTGATGAAAACATGGATACTTCTACTGCAGTAGTTAGGGTATATGCTAATAGAAATTCTAGCGTATACAATACATATCTACCATATTCTTCGGCTTTGTCAATTGATGCTACTTCTAAGTTTTATGGTTTAAGAGAAGCGCCAAATGGATATTACGAATTATACTTTGGTGATGGAAGTATTATTGGTGAAAAACCTTCAGCAGGACAATATATCGTAGTTACCTATCTTTCAACTAATTCTACTGCAGCTAACAACGCAAGATTGTTTGTTCCTCAGTCAGATGTAACGGTAGGTTCTTCGTCTTATCCTCTTACATCTCTTACAGTTACTAGATCAGCTGGCGGTGCTGATAAAGAATCAATTTCTTCGATCAAACAAAATGCACCTATTAAATTTGCTGCACAAAACAGATTAGTTACTGCAGAAGATTACATTGCTCTTATCACAGCAAACTATGGTAACTATTTGAATGACGTTACCGCATGGGGTGGCGAAGATAATGAACCACCAAACTATGGTAAAGTTTACGTTGCTCTCGATTATAAGACTGGTACAACTGCAGCAGTTAAGACTGCGGTTCAGGATGATATTACAAATGATCTATCTGCTAACCGTGGCATTATGTCAATCGATCCAGTTTTCGAAGAAGCCCAAACATGTTATATCGAAACATCTACGTTCTTTAACTTTAACCCGTCAAAGACCAGCACTACCGTAGCTTCTATTGAAAATCAAGTAAACACATTAGTATCAAATTACTTTACTACTAATCTTAATGAATTTAATAAGATCTTTAGAAGATCTGCTATTATTGCTGATATCGATGACTTATCTGAAGCTATTCTAAACTCAAGAATGGATGTAAAAGTACAAAGAAGATTTACTCCAATTTTAGCACAATCAAATCCATATACTGTGAATTTCCCAGTTGCACTATCTGCTCCTTCTACGACACAATATGTTATTACTTCGAATGCATTTACCTATCAAGGTAGAACTTGTATTCTTCGCAATAAATTAGGAACAAATACATTACAGGTTGTTACCCAAGGCGAAGGTCTGGTATTGGTTACGAATGCAGGATCTTACAATGCTACTGCTGGTAAAGTTAGTATTATTGGATTTGCACCAGTAGCTATTGTCGGTTCAGATACATTTATTAAGATTTCAGCAATCCCTGCAAACCAAAGTACTGTTCGTCCTCTGAGAAATTTTAAATTAAGTTTAGATACAGTGAATTCATTCTCTTCAGCACAGATCGATTATGAACGTATCGAGGTTTCTCTCTAATGTCTCATAATATAAGTCATTTAAATCGCGTTCCAGTTAATTTCCATACGAGTAAGGTAAGAGAAGTTTTACCCGAACACTTTCCTACGGAGTATCCAAATCTTGTAGAATTTCTGGAATCATATTATGACTATATGGAAAAAGATGACCAAGGGTTTACATACTTACTAAATTCATTATATCAAGCCAGAGATCTAAATACTACTTTACTTTCCCAGTTAGATAAGATCTTTGATGAGATCGGCCTCGGATTAAACTCAACTGACTTTAATATTAACCCAAGATTGATTGCCAAACTATTTGCCAATTTTTATAGAGAAAAAGGCAGCGCTAATTCTGCAAAACTATTCTTCCGAGGATTTTTCGACGAAGAAGTAGATATTGTATATCCTAAAAACAATATGTTTATTGTTAATGAATCTAGACTTGGCCCAGACTCATTGAAATATATTCAGGATGATAAAAGATATCAGATTCATTCTATTTTGATTCGATCCGGGGTTTCTTTAGCTAAATGGGAAACCCTATTTAAAAGATTCGTTCATCCGTCAGGTTTTTATCTTGCTGGCGATATTGTTGTAGAAGGTACAGTTAATCTTGGTATCGGTGATATGCCGATTTCAATTTTGGATTCAAATGCTGGCGTGGTTTCGTTCGAAAATACCGCATCCATTGCTTCGTTGACATTCGAACCTCTATCACTTATTATTGCCGATGATGCCGATTCAGATCTTTATTCTGAAAGAATTGATCCATATAAATCTATATCAGATCTTGGTGGATCTGTCACACTGGCACAGTTTGATGATCAGTATAATAGCTTCATTGAATTCCAAGATGAAAACTCCTCAAGATTCGATCAGGATTCTGATGGTATTATCGTATCAGTCGACTTCTCTAACTCAGTCGAAACGATGGATCAGTCCAATTTCGACTACTTGGATTCTACTAATAATACCTTTCAGTATTTAGATTTGCCCTAACTTTTTATATAAATAGATTAAACTCAACAGGAATTAATCATGACAAGACAGAACATTAGTACTGGTACGACAGCTAACGATGGAACTGGCGATACACTACGTAGTGCTGGACAGAAGATCAATGAAAATTTCGTAGAGATCTATCGCAAGCTTGGTGGCGACAGCGATGTTCTTTCTACTGGTATTACCCTTACAAATAATAATATTGTATTTGAAGGCACATCAGCTGATGACTTCGAAACAGTGATTACCGTTACTAATCCTACAAAAGATAATACCATTAATTTCCCAGATTCATCCGGTGAGGTCGTCACGACGACTGCAGAACAGAGTCTTTATAAAAAGCATTTACATGATACAAAAATTGATGGTGATTTAAGATTACACGGCGTTGAAGGAACTGGTTATTATCACTTCCATTATGAAGGTGTAGTTGATTCTGGTACAGATTTAATTATTAACTTCCCAGATCTTTTAGATAGTGATACTATTGTATTTGCTGACCATGCTGCGACATTAACGAATAAAACCCTTACTACTCCTGCTATTACAGCCCCACGTATTACAACATCAATTAATGATACAAATGGTGCTGAATTAATTAAAGTTACTGCAACAGCTTCCGCCGCTAATGAAATTAGTTTAGCAAATGCGGCGGCATCCGGTAAACCAACTATTACTGCATCTGGTACTGATACTAATGTAACAATGAAATTAGCTGGTAAAGGTACTGGTTCAGTTGAGATTGCAAAAGCAGCTTACACTTCTTCAACTATTACTACATCGGGTGCAGCATCAACTTCAGCAACATATATAATCTGTAACAGCGGATCAGCTTTAGCAGTTTCTCTTGCTAATGGTACGGTAGTTGGCGAATACAAGATTTTTACAAATAAAGGAGCGGGTACGGCAACTGTTACTCCCGCAAATTTCGCTCAGGGTACTACGTTTGCCTTAGCACAATATGATGGATGTCAGGTCGTTTGGGACGGCACTAACTGGTATCTGATTGGTAACCAAGGCGAAGTAACAGTAGCATAATAGGATAAAAATATGGCAATTATCACAGATAGCTTCAAAAGAAGATTTATTCAAGAAATCCTAAATGATGTTGCAGATTCTGCTCAACATTATTATATTGGTATCGGTAGATCTCAACAATGGGATTCAGCGGATGCCGCGCCAAATCCTGTTAATAGTGCTCTTGAAGAAAGAAACTTTAGATTAAATTTACAATCTGTAAAAAGAGCTGAAGATGTTTCATACGTGGTACCAAGATATAACTGGACTTCTGGTACAATTTATAGTGGATGGAATAACAATCAAGTGGCTTATCCTACTAATGCCTATTATGTTATTACGGATGAAAACCAAGTTTATATTTGTCTGGAACAAGGTAAGAATTCTACCGGTGCAGCCGTACAGTCTACAGTTAAGCCATCTGGTGTTCTTACCACTCCATTTAAAACTGCCGATGGTTATGTTTGGAAATTTCTTTATACAGTCGGTGCTTCACTTGCAAATAATTACCTTTCAGCAAACTATATGCCGGTACGTTTAGTTGATTCGGCTGGACCAACTGATCCTGCTGTTGATCAAGAACAATACGGTATCCAGAATGCAGCAGTATTTGGAACAATCGCAAATATTACAGTAACTTCTGGTGGTACAGGTTATACTTCTACCCCATCTGTTTCTATTGTCGGTGACGGCGACAGCGCTCAAGCAATTGCCACTATTAGCGGCGGTGCAGTTGTTAAGGTAGAAATGAAAGATTCTGCTGCTAGTTTACTATATCGACCAGGTCATGATTACAATCAAGCAAATGTGGTATTCACTGGCGGTGGTGGCACAGGCGCGGCGGCAAGAGTAAATCTTTCTACTCCTTCCGGCTTTGGCGCTAATCCTATTTTAGATCTTAAGTCAACAGCAATTATGTTTAACTCTAAGCCATCCGGTGCAGAAAATGAAGACTTTATTATCGGTCAAGACTTTAGACAAGTTGGTATTATTCGTAATCCTCTGGACTCAGCTGATGCCAAGCTTACAACCGAAACCGGTTCAGCTCTAAATTATATGGTTCTTTCTTCTGTAGCTACTGGATTTACCGCTGATAAAATTATTGAAGGTGGTACATCCGGTGCATTAGCTTATGTGGATAAATTTGATTCGGATACCATTTATTATCACCAAACAGTTGATACCGGATTCACAGCGTTCCAAGCTGGTGAAGCAGTTTCAGAAACTAATGGCTCTGGTTCGGGTGTTATCGGAACTACAGCCAATTCTGGTGATATAAATAAGTTCAAAGGTGAAATATTTTACATCGATAACAGAGCCGCAATTGAAAGATCATCAGCACAAACTGAAGATCTGAAAGTTATCATACAATTATAAGAAAACGGATTAACGAATGGTAGATCAAGTAATTCAGAATACTTTCCTAGAAACATACAGAGATGATTTCTCTGACAGTGCTGGGTTTCATAGAATCTTATTTAATAATGGTAGAGCGGTTCAAGCACGAGAGCTTACACAGCTACAAACTATTATTCAAAAAGAGATTACTCGGTTCGGGGATAACATCTTTAAAGAAGGTGCTATTGTTCAGTCTGGTGGATTTATTGCATCAGGTTCCCAATTTGCAAAATTAAATCAGACAATTAATGCTCTCCCGGCTGATACATCTACTATTTTAAATACCACGTTTACCGGTTCTACAAGTGGCGTGACCGCTGTTGTTACTCACGTTGAGGAAGCCACAGCATCTGACCCTGGAACAATTTACGTAAGATATATTAACGCAAATGGATCTAATTTAAGATTTACTCCAGGTGAAAATATTACAAATGGTGCTGTTACTTTAACAGTACAGACTACCAATACTACAGCAAACCCAGCTTTAGGGGAAGGCGTATTCCTTACCAATAATGAAGGGGTATACTACGTAGATGGTAGATTCGTATTTTCCCCAAAACAAACTATCCTTGCTAAGAAATACGAAAACTCAGATACTAATACAGATAATTTTGGATTTAAAGTAACCGAATCTATTGTTACCGCAAACGACGATAACACATTATACGATAACTCAGGTCCATTACCTAACACCTCTTCTCCCGGCGCTGATAGATTTAAAATCAATTTAACATTGACTTTAGATTCCACGATAGACTCAGCGGATAATTTTGTTTTCGTTGGGGTACTTAATGGTGATGATATTTTAGAGGTTAAAAAACCGGCCCAAGAAGAAAACTATAATATAATCGCAGAAATGCTGGCAACCAGAACTTCTGAAGAGTCTGGTGATTATATTGTAAAACCCTTTAAATTAAACTTCTCTGACAATACCGATGATACTAGCAAAATTGATATTTCCGTACAACCAGGTTTAGCTTATATTGATGGTTATAGAGTAGAAACCCATAGTTCTAGAACTATTACTGTTGATAAACCTAGAACCACCACAACAGTTAATAACGAAGTAGCTGCATTTACTTTAGGTAACTATGTTCTTGTAGATGGTTCAACCAGTGAAGGCCTTCCGAATATTAATGACTTCTCAACCGTCAATCTTCGTAATGCTGTAGATTATGGGGGAAGTACTATTGGTACGGCTCGTGTTAGAGCAGTTGATGAAGATAACTCAGGTTACCATAGACTTCACCTGTTTCAAATTTCTATGAACTCTGGGCAGAACTTTAGAAGCGTAAGAAGTATCGGCACAAGCGGTACAGACTTTATGAACTTGGTTTTAGAATTAGGTCAAGCGGTTCTAAAGGATCCTAAAACTAATTCGTTATTATTCGCACTTCCTAGAATTCGTCCGTCTAATATGACTGATATCTCTCTTTCAACGCAAAGACGATTCACGGCGTCAGTTACTGCAGGTAGTGCAACATTAACCCTTTCAGCATCCGGCGAAACGTTTGCAAATACAAACGACTGGGTTATTTCTGCCGATAGTGGTGCGGTAGTAACTGGTGCTACTATTACTGGCGTTGGTACTACAAACGCTACTATTTCAGGACTTGGCGGTGCTTCTAGTATTGAAGTTATGGCATACGTCAATAAAGCTAATGGTTCAATCCGTTCTAAAACCTTAAATGAAGACCAGACAGACACTATCGGTACAGGTGATTGGGATTCTGATGGTAATGGCACAATCTTCGCTAATTTATCTAAGCCAGACGTATATTCATTTACATCGGTAACAAGAGATAGCGTCAGCGGTAATAGTGTGAGATCTAGATTTATTCTCGATAATGGACAGAGAGATAACTATTATGGTTTAGGTCGTCTTGTTCTTAAGTCAGGCCAATCTGTTCCAACCTACGATGTTGTTGTTAAATACGATTATTTCTCACATGGGGTTTCTGGTGATTTCTTCTCAGTTAACTCATATACCGGTCAAGTAGATTATACTGATATCCCATCCCATATTAATGCCGTAGGATCTACAATCCCTCTTAGAAACGTACTTGACTTTAGACCGGTAGTAAATTCTTCTGGTACTTTCGGATCAGGAGCTATCGTTCACGAGCTTCCTCAGCCAAATGATGCTATTCAGGCTGATATTTCTTATTATAATAAGGTGTATTCTAAGCTAGTAATTGATACTAAAGCAAATCTTTTTGTTATAAATGGCGATGAATCTTTAACGCCTGAATTCGTTCCGCATCCAGATAACTCGCTTGAATTATATAGAATTCAGTTTAATCCTTATGTACTAGATAATAAAGATCTAGTTTCGAAACAAATCGAACATAAGCATTATACTATGGCTGATATCGGTTTGTTAGAAAAAAGACTTAATTCTTTAGAAGAAGTCACCTCATTAAGTTTGCTCGAGCTTGATACGGCTAATTTAGCGGTATTGGATTCTGATGGTAATAATCGAACCAAATCTGGATTTTTCGTAGATAACTTTTCTAATCACTTCTTTTCTGCAACAGATGATCTAGATTACGCTGCTGCAATCGATCCAGAAAATAAAGCTATGCGTCCGCGTGGTAATACAGATGCTATAGATCTTCTTTATGATTCTGATAATAGCGAGAACTCTGGCGTGATTAAAAAGGGTGATAATATTTACCTTAAATATGCCCACGAGTCATATATCAATCAATCGCAGGCCAGTGGCACAGAAAATGTTCTTCCATATTGGACTATTAGATTCGACGGTAATATTGCACTTTCACCAGCGAGCGATAACTGGATTGAACAAGAGTATCAACCAGATGCGATTGTAAATCAAACTCAATTAGATACTTCCGGGGCAAACCTTTGGAATGCCCATCAGTGGAATTGGGGAGGTACTCCGCTAGATCAATTGCAAGTTGGGTCGGTTACAAACACCATCACATTAAGTTCTAGCGGTGGTTCTAGCACTTCTGTTAATAATACTGCTGGAGATTTCGGTACTGGTGGTACAGAAACTATTCGAAACTCATGGTCTTCTACCACCACCGGTAATAATAGAATTGTAGGTGAAACTACTATCACAGAGATCGTCGGTGATAGATTAGTCCAAGGAGTTTCTATCCCATTCATGAGATCGAGAAAAGTATATTTCAGAGGCCAAGGGTTTAGACCTGATACTGAAGTATTCCCATTCTTTGACGGTATTGATGTATCAGATTGGTGTAGGGCAGAAACCTTTACTCGTGCTTCTGATGATACGACTACATTCGGTAATACTGAAAATACTGCACTTGGCCATCCAGAAGGTTCTTCATCTTTAATTGCTGATGCTAATGGCAATATAGAAGGTTCATTCTTTATTCCGTCGACAGCTAACTTTAGATTTAGAACTGGTAGCAGAGACTTTGAACTAATTGACATAACTGATCTTAATAATATCGAATTTTCTACCTCCTATGGAAGACAAGTTTTTACTGCTGCTGGTACGCTACAGACAAGACAAAGAGATGTTTTAAGCACTAGAGTATTGGAGGTTGTTAGTAGCCAAAGAACTACTAGTAGTTCGTCTAGTAGGGTTATTGGAACTACAACTAATCCGCCACCGCCGCCAGTGGTTACTCCGCCCCCGCCACCACCAAGACCGCCAGCGCCTCCTATTGAACGTTCTTGCTTTATTGCCGGGACTCTTATCACTATGGCTGATGGCACTAAGAAAAAGATTGAAGATGTTGAGATCGGTGAAAAACTTCTGGGTCAAGATGGCGCTATCAATACTGTTCTTGAATTTGACCATCCAGCATTAGATGGAAGAGATTTCATTGGTATTAATGGTAATGGTCCATTCATGACCCCCGAACACCCGCTCTTTACCAAGAATGGCTGGAGATCATACTCTGCTGAAACTTTTGCGTATCAGTTCCCTGAAATGGGTTTCTTAGATGTTAAAGATCTTCAGGTTGGTGATGAAATCCTTATGGAAGACGGTTCTTGGATGCTGGTTGAATCATTAGAGGTATTCTCTGATGAGCCAGAACAGACAGTCTATAACTTTATCTTAGATGGTAACAATACATATTTTGCGAATGGATTACTGGCCCACAATAGATCGGATCCATTAGCACAATCATTCTTTATTTCTAATACTAATGGCGTATTTGCTACAAAAGTTGATGTGTATTTTGCAGAAAAAGATACTGGCACTGCTCCAGTTTGGGGTCAAATTCGTGCTATTGAAAACGGGTATCCGACTTCTGAGGTTATCGGAGGTTCAACAGTATTTAAATTCCCATCTGAAATTACAGTATCGGATGATGCGAGCGTAGCAACTACATTCGAATTCGAAGAACCGGTTTATTTGAATCCTAATAAGGAATACTGCTTCGTTCTTATTTCTTCTGTTCCGACGTATAGAGTCTTTATTTCTAAAGTTGGTGATTATGTATTAGGTACAACAGATAAGAAAGTTGTTAAGCAGCCATTCTTAGGCTCCTTGTTTAAATCTCAGAATAACTCAACTTGGACAGCTACTCAGTGGGAAGATATGAAAATACATATCTACACTGCAGCATTCAATACCAGTTACGGTGAGGTTGTTCTTAACAACGCTTCTGTTCCACAGAAACTATTAACTGAAGATCCATTATCAGTTGATTCTGCTGATGCAACAATCTCGGTGTATCAACCTAATCATGGATTTGCAGTTGGCGATACGGTTAATATCTCAGGCGCAACAGACATGGCTGGCATTAGTGCTTCTTCCATTAATGGCGCTAGAACTATTACAGTAGTAGATGCAACTGGTTATCAATTTGAAGCAGATTCTGATGCTACTTCTGCAGAAATTGGTGGCGGATCAGCTATCTTAGCAGACCAAAACATTTTGATGGATATTGCTAATATCAGTCTTGCAACTTTAAGACCTACTGAAACATCTATTACTGCATCGATTAAAACCACTACGGCACAATCGATTGCTGGTACAGAAACTGCTTATCAGCAAGCTTCAACTTATACGCCTATGACTATTGGTAAAAATATTGCATTCGATGCTCCTCAGATGATCGCAAATGGTAATAATGAAACTACATATCTCAGCGGCGCAAAAAGCTTTAATCTGAAAATAGGTCTTCAGACAACAGATAAAAAAGTTTCACCAGTTATTGATATGCAAAGAGCTTCGGTTCTTGCTATTAATAATATTATTGATAAGCCGGCAGCTTCACCTGCTGCAGGATTTAACGTACCAATTAACTACGTAGCAGAAACAGATCCGAAGGGTGGTTCATCAGTTGCTAAGCATATAAGTAAAGTTATTACTCTAGCGCAAGATGCTGTTGGTATGAAGTTATTCATTACTGCTAATAAGCCTAATGCAGCTTCATTCGACGTGTATTATAGAGTAGCTTCCGGTGATGATAATATCTCCGACCTTTCATGGACAGCAATTACTTCTACGTCAGGACTAATCAGTGATGAAAATCCGGAAGTATTCAGAGAATATGAATATCTGATTGGAGGTAATACTGGTACACTGGATGCTTTCAATCAATTACAAATAAAAATTGTTATGGTTTCAGAAAATCAAGCGAAGGTGCCAGTGTTTAAGGATATTAGAACAATCGCATTGGCAGTATAATGAAAATACTAAAAGCTGATAACGCGCCGGGATTTGGAAGAGATCCGAAAACCGGTGCAATTATTAATATAAATACCTCTGAAATTAATATGGCTAGGAAAGCAAAAGAGAATCGTAACAGGCAGAAGCAGGAAATTGAACAGTTGAAACAAGATGTTAATGATATCAAATCCATGCTAACCCAGATCATAGAGAAACTATAATGGCGAAACAACATCTTAATATCTCCGATAACTTTAATGAAATGGTTAATAAGTTTAATCAACTATCATTAGAGGTTGGAGATTTAACAGCATTAAATACCACAGTAGATTCTGATATTGTGGGCGCTATTAATTCTGTATATGCATTAATCGATTCCGATTTGGATGTTAGAAGTAAAATCTCAGTAACAGATGCTGGAGGTGATGGATCATTATCATATAGTTCAGCAACTGGGATAATTACATATACTGGTCCAAGCGCTTCTGAGGTAAGAGCACATATCAGTGTAACAGATGCTGGAGGTGATGGATCATTATCATATAGTTCAGCAACTGGGATAATTACATATACTGGTCCAAGCGCTTCTGAGGTAAGAGCACACTTTAGTGCCGGTGAAGGTATAGATATTACATCGGGTGTAATATCTGGAGAAGATGCAACAACTGCGAATAAAGGTATTGCTAGCTTTAGCTCTACTAATTTTACAGTTTCAGGTGGTGCGGTATCAATTGCTAATGATGGCGTTGCACGCGCAAACTTAAAAGACGAGGTAGCGCTAGTAATATATAACAGTAGCGGAACAGCTCTTAAAACATTGTACGGTGCAGGAAGTTAATTATGGCGGTTAGAACTCCTTTAAAACTTGACGGCAGCAATTTAAAAGAAATGTCAGCTGGAGAAATCACTGCAATCCAAACCGAGGCAATCAGACTTTACGGTTTAAATCCATCTGTAACATTATCGGTTGTAGCTTCTGGTGGTTCTTTAGGGACAATATCCGATACTCGTTTACAAGCTGGGGCAGGCACGACTGATCCAGTTGATTATGATACACCAGCTGAAACCCCTGATGTATCTACTGTAACCGTTAATTATTCTAAAATGAATCAAACATATGATACATCTGAAGTATCGTGGACTGACGCATCTTATTCCTACCCATTATACTATGATGCTGGTGATTTAAGGGAAATGACTGCAACAGATTTTGCAGACACATTCATTTATCCAGCAATCGATAGTCTTACAACAGGGTCAACAGGAACAGCGCAAGCCGGCACATATTTTATTTCAACATCCTCTTCAGTTGCTGGAGCTACATTAGTATCAGCAACGCCGGTGTTTACCGATACTCGAGCAAATGCTGCGGCATATACAGCTTCCGGTATTCCGGAAACTCAAGATCAGCCAACTACTATTACAAACTATTATTTACATAGAGTTAATTCTGCCGCCGCTGCAGGACATCAGCTTCCTATTTGTTATACCAAATCTGGTACAAATCTTTATCAAACCCCTTCGGCAACGTTTGAAACAGCATTACAAAGTATGATGCGTTATTATGCTGCAGAAATTACTGGTACTAAAATTTCATATAATATAAATGGTACAGGTAATAACCGCGGTACAGCTATGACCGATACTAAACTAAATAGTTCTACCTATCTTACTAGATTTGTAAATACGGATGATTACCGCACGCAAGAAGTTCCCAGCGGTACTGCAACTACAATCTCTACATACTATTTGAGAGTTACACAAGTTTAATATAAGGACGTGAATTTATTATGGCTATTTTTAGCGAAAGAATTATTTCCGCAAAATTTATAGATCTACCGAATAATATGATTATTGAATTACTTTATCAGGAAGAAGATAAAGTAATTCCTTATATTTTAGAAGTCGATTTCACATCAAACGATTTTAACGATCTATTACAGGAATTAACCTTAGAAGAGATTGAGAAAAATACTCAAGCAGCTTTAAAGGTTGAGTCTGATGTATTTGAAAAAATGATTAATGATGAAATCGATCGTCGTTGGGCCGCTGAACAATCTAAAATTCAAAAAGCCTACGAAGATATCGATTCTTATGCAGAAAAAAGATATCGTGACTTAGACCAATATGCAGAGCAAGAAAAACTGAAAAAGTTTGAAGAAGTTCAAGAAGAATTTTCTGAACTTAGAAAAAAGCTTCAGGATAAATTCGTTACAGCCGGTCCAAAATCCTCTGAGATTAATGCTAAAGATCTTTTATCAATTATAGATTCCAAAGATCGAGATGATGATTTTGTATTTAATGCTAAGATTGCTATTCTTGAAGATCCTATTATCGGTAAATCTAAAGATAAACAGCTTAAGTTATCAGTTAGAAAATCAAAATCTTTATGGGAATTATTTAAGATCTATATCTCTGCAAGGGAATAATAATGTATAATGTGATCTGTGTGAAGTTTGGCCCGAAGTATAGTGCAGACTTCGTAAACAAGCTTTATCATGATATTAAAAGATTAACAAAAGCAGAATTCCAATTCTTCTGTTATACCGACGATCCAACAGATATTGACCCTGAGGTAAACATTATACCGCCTCTGGGGCGGCCAACTTTAAAAGGCGTGTGGAACAAACTACGTTTATTTGATCTGGAGATGCCGTTTAAAGGTAAAACATATTTCTTTGACTTAGATGTGAAGATTTTAAAGGATCCGCTCATTCACGATGATCCACGTGATTGGGAAAAACTTACCCTTGTGCATTCACACTGGAAGCAAGGTAAGTTATACGATCGACTAGCTAACTACGATGTACGTATTAACAGCTCAGTAATGACTTGGGACGCTTCAAATGAAGCTATGCAAGAATACTGGACACACTTTAACGAGTCAGGTTTCCGTGATTATTTCATGCGTAAATATGTGGGGATCGACCGATATCTGGTACATGAAGATTTTAGTGTAAATAATTTTGTCTTCGATAAAAAATACATTCAATCCAAGAAGTATCAGCCTGAAGTAGATTATGACCCATGTGTATTGACATTCGAGGAGATTAATGTTGGACTCGACGATCTTAAATAGAGTTCTTAAGCTCTGCGAAAAAGTTTATGATGAATCTATGTACGGGGTCGACGATCTATTTCGTATTAAAGATCTTGTGCACTCAGTGGATAAGAATCACTGGGAAGGTAAAGAGTGGCTAGCGAAAGAATTCTATAAGCATTATAACAACCCAAATGGTAATCTTCTTGTAGTAGGTGGTTGGTACGGTATGATGGCTTATCAGCTGCGAAAGCTATGGCCGAATGCCAGTATGAATATTACATCTAGCGATATGGACCCAATGTGTGACTTCTACGGCTGGGAACTATTCCATGATCAGGATATTGCATTCGAAACATTAGATGTAAATGAAAAGCCTGATTACTCTCCATACACGGCTATTATTAATACAAGTTGTGAGCATATGGAGCAGGAAGATCTTATAAGCATTATCAAGAATAAGCCGAAAGACACGTGGATTTGTTTTCAGACAAATGACTATACTGCTTTAGATGCACATATTAATTGTTGGCCAGATGCAGAATTGTTTGCTGTTGATTTAAATCTAGATTATGTTGCTTATACTGGCACATTAAATTTAGGCGACTTTAATAGACATATGGTAATCGGCAAATGAAGAAAATAGTTTATAGCGTATTCATAGACATTCCCGAAGATAAGTTAGATAATCCCGGTTGGTTTGAAAACGATGTACAGGTTCAGACAGATAAAAGCCTGCAGACAAAGTTGGCTTTATTAAATAACTATGATAAGATCATAGAACGTCATAAACAGTATGCTAAAGCTATTGGTGCTGATTATCGTTTATACGAATGGGATAAAGAATATCAAGACTTTATAGAAATGTTTGAGACTGACTATCCAGAGGTTTCACATTACGATATCGTGAACTTTTATAAGCATTGGACAATGCGTAATATGGCAGCCGAGTACGATGCTGTATGTTATTTGGATTTTGACGTTGTACCGAATACCACTGATTGTATCTTTGCAGCTCATGATATTGAGAATAAGTTCGGGTGCGCGAACTCGAATGCGCTTGCGCACTGGGGTAAGACTGTAGATCCTAAAAACTATAATACGTGTATTCGTAATCCTTCCACTAAGTATTGGAATGCTCATGCAATGCTATTGGAAGAAGGATATGAACCAGATAACGATGTGTTTAATACGGGTATTATGGTTGCATCATCCGAGACTATCAAGAAGCTAGGTTACTTCGAGAACTTCCGTGAGAATTTGGATCTTATGACAGAGCTAAAGACCGACGAAGATTCCATGTACCCATACAACATTCGGCGCGTATTCGGTTATGATAATGAAACTTTGTTCTCTTATCTTGTTCATTCGAAAGATATCCCAATTGAATATCTAAATGGTCCATGGCATTATATTGTAGACGAAAAGAAAAAGAATGTAAATGCTTGTGATCCGCACGCAAAGCTATATCACTGCATTAATAAAAAAATGGAATGGTTCCTTTGAAAGTATTCTGTGTGAGGATCGGAACAAAGTACGGTCCTGAATATGAAGATTATATTAACAGTAAATTAGAAGGTCACGACGTCCATTGGATTCGTGAACCTTTTCATAAGTGGGTTCCGCTGCAATGGAATAAGTTACAAGTCTTCGGTATGGATATCGACGAACCTGTAATTGTAATGGATATCGATAAGCTACTGATTCACGACTACCATGAAGTGATTAATTATCCATGTGCAAAGAATGAATTTGTTTCTATTCCATATTGGTGGAACTTTAATGGAACACCATTTAAAATGGCTGGTGGATTTTATAAGTTTTGGCCAAGTAGAACTCGACACATTTATGAAAAGTTTATGAGCGATATTCCATACTATACAAACTACTATATTAAAGCTGGTTTAACCATTGGCCCAGTGAATGGTGAATTCATGTTTGTCCAGGATAGTCTATACGGAATGGACGTAACACTTATGCCAGATGCTTGGTTTACCCGATGGATAAGTGATCCAGATATTAGCACTCAAAAAATCGAGGATAAATATTTCGAAATTACCGGGAACAAACTTTACGACGGTAATGACTTTCATCAAGATATAAAGATGGTTCACTTTACTCGAAGTACGAATAAGCCACATGAATGGAAAGATTATGGAAGATTTATTACCACAGATTGAAAATTATAATACCCAGTACGAAAAAAAGAAATTGGGGATGTGGTTGGATCTTTCTACATATTGTAATGCGAAATGTCCGCAGTGTCATAGAACAAATGCAAACGGATTAGTTAAAGCAGATTGGTTACCTTTAGTGCAATGGTCTTTTGAAGAATTTAAGAAGATGTTTCCTAGAAAGACTCTCCAGCACATTAACCATTTTGACATATGTGGTACTTGGGGTGATCCCATTATGAATAAAGATATATTTGAAATTGTTAAATATATCATGGATTATTCATCAGCCAACGTATTGGTTAATACAAACGGAAGTTTTAGAAATCCGGATTGGTGGTGGGAGTTTGGTTTATTAGGTAAAAAAAGAATTACCGTTATGTGGGCAGTCGAAGGTATTACACAGGACCAGCATTCTTTATATCGTCAAGATACTAATTTGGATTTGATATTAGAGAATATGGAAACCTTCTCAGCAGCAGGTGGTTTAAGTCAGGTGTTTACAGTAACTTTTAAACACAACGAAAAAGATCTTTACAATATTGCTCAGATGGTTAAAGACTATGGGGCTGAAGATATCTTCTATGTTCAATCGAATAGATTCTATAAAAATCAACAGTTTAAATTCATCGATAAAACTGGAATGGAAAAGGTCTTAGAAAAGACGAGTCTAAAAAACAGCGATTTCTATTGGAAGACTTGGCATCTATATGACGATGAACATATGAGGATTATATATGAAGAATCGACAAAAAATACGCTGTGAATGGATGGCAAAGAATAATGCATTAGTAAACATCGATGGTCAAGTGTATCCATGTTGCTATCTTGCTAATTCTTTTTCAATGGTGAATTTTTTCGGTCCGGATCTTGAAAAAGATTTTCCAGATGAAATGGTATATGGTGGCGGGAAATTTAAAAAAGATGCTGTTAGAAACGATAAAAGTAGAAATCCATATCTGGCTATAGAATATTTTAAGGATAAAGATAAATTAAATCTTCACAATAATTCATTAGAAGATATTTTAAATCACGAATGGTTTACTAAGACATTGCCAGAATCTTGGGACGATGAAAATCTAACACATAGACTTTGTAAAAAATATTGTTCGGTTAATGCGGAACATTACCATCCTAACAAATCCAGGCCGAGAAAAAATGAAGCAACTGAATGAAAATAAGATGAACGTCAGATGCCAGTGGATGGAATCGAAAAGATTGCTAATTAATCCCGATGGACAAGTATTACCATGCTGTTATTTAGCAAACGTGATTTATATGTTCGATAAACTTGATGTGCCAGAAGATAGACCGGTAAGAGAAAATAATATCAGCAATCAAATCGGGGATCGTAATATCATCCAGCATGAAACTTTTGCAGATAATACACTAATGCAATATTATACCAATAAAGAAAAATATAATATCCATAACGTGGGGTTAGAGGAAATTATAGGAAGTGAATGGTTTACAAAAACGTTGCCAGAATCTTGGGATAGTCCTAACCGGATTATAAGACAATGTGAGAAATACTGTACAAAGAAAAACGATGAATAATTTTTGTGTAATGCCATGGATTGGTATCACATCTGATAATGAAGGATTGGTGCGTCCATGCTGTAAGTTTGCAGAAAAGCGTAGTCAATTCAATTACCCCACCGGATCTTTGAAAGACGACACTTATGAAGGGATCTGGAACGGTAACGATTTCAAGAAGATCAGGCAAGCATTTTTAGATAATAAAAAGATCGCAGAATGTTCATCTTGCTGGGAAGAAGAGAAAGCCGGATTTAGAAGTTTAAGACAAATCTATAATGATGTTTATTTGGAAGAAAAAAAATATACATTAGAAGCAGATACGCCCAAATTTTTTGATTTGAAATTGAGTAATGTCTGTAATTTTAAATGTAGAATGTGTGATTACTCTTACAGTAGTTTAATACTAAAAGAGGATAAAGTTTTCCGCGGATTTGTTAGAGAAGATGAAGATTATTATTTGTCAAATAAGATTCTTGGTACTAAAAACGAAAAGTATTTCTTCGATAAAGTATTACCACATTTAGAACAGATTGAATTCACTGGCGGTGAACCATTCGTAAGTCCTGAATCAAAAAGAATGATAGAGATAATTTCTCAATCAGAATATGCAAAAAATATTACAGTTCTTATTACTACGAACGGTAGCATTTTAAATCAATCCATGATTAATGGTTTACTAAAGTTTAAAGAGGTAAAGGTATTAGTCAGTATTGACGATATAGGAGAAAGATTAGAATATCAACGTCACGCGGCTAATTGGAAAACTATTGAAAAAAATATTTTAAAACTTAGATCGTATGATGATATTGATTTGAAACTACATCCAACAATTAACAATTATAATATATGGGATCTTCACGAATTATTCGATTGGGCAGATGATAATGATATTCTGACAGTAAACAATATACTCCATGGTCCTGGATGGCTTTGTATTAAGAATCTACATTCCAAGATTAAAATTGAAATCTTAAATAAACACGGGTCAGATCCTAGATTCAAAGCAATCATTCTTTTCATGATGAGTGATATATCATGGGATCAAAATTTTATAAAAGAAACCGAATTCTTAGATAAAATCAGACAAGAGGATTTTAAAGAAGTTTATCCTGCATGGAGTGAATTAATTTATGCCTATATGTAAAGCACCAGTCAATAACATGTACTTTACTGTATTTGGTACAGTTGCACCTTGCTGGCTTACTGTTGGTGCTATTGATCGTTGGTCACCAGAAAGATCTATTCGTGATATTTGGTTTGGCGAGCACTATCAACGAATCAGAGATAATATTGCTAATGACGTGTTTCTCGGTAAGTGTGCAGAGTGTAAGAAAGATATTGACAATGGCGTTTGGCCGCTTGCAAAGGCTTACGATCAGTTTACTGTAAAAGAATATCCCAGTCTCATGGAACTGGAACTGAGTAACCAATGTAACCTAGAATGTGTTATGTGTTCTGGTGTACTATCTTCTGGCATTCGTAAGAATCGTGATAAGCTACCGCCTTTACCACAGATCTATGATGAATCATTCCGTGAGCAGCTAAGAGAGTTTATACCACACCTGGAAGAATTACGATTCAATGGTGGTGAACCATTTGCACAGAAGATTGTTCTTGATATCTGTGAAGATGTTGCTGAACTAAATCCAGGATTAAAAGTTAATATCGCTACAAATGGCACAGTGTATAATAAGCGTGTTCAGAAAATCCTAGATATGTGCAACATCCATATCAACATCTCCATTGATAGTCTTATTCCTGAACGTTATGCTGAGATCCGTATTAACGGCGATCTACAGATGTTATTTAAAAACTTCGAGATCTTTAATAAGTACTGTAAAGAGGGTAACCGGGATCTTTCCATTATGGTTAATCCAATGCGACAAAATTGGGATGAGATGGTAGAGTTTGCGAGATGGACTCACAAGCACCACGTCAAGCTTTGGTACAATACTATTCGATATCCGGAGCACTGTGCTATTTGGAATCTATCATTAGAAAAGTTGAAAAAGATCTACAATACGCTAAAAGAAGAATTAGATAGATTACCTCGGTCAAACTACAATTATGATAAGATTGATCATCTGATTAACAATCAGATTTCTACTTGGTTACTTGATAGTTATATAACCCCCTCCGAATAAGCCTATTCTATTATACCAATAAACATTAGTTTGTAAATCCCCCTAATATATCTAAATCTTCAAATGAAAACTATTATAAATAATGGTAAGATATTCAAGAGGATACTATGGCTCAATTCGAAGAATTCACTATCGACCAAGGCGCCGATGTAGCAATCGAGTTAGAACTACTCGATAAAGATGGATCTGTAAAAAATTTGAATGGCTTTAGTGCAGCAGCTAAGGCGAAAAGATCGTATAACGCAGATAGCGATAATACGGTAAATTTCACTGCTACCCTTACAGAAGTTAATAGACCCCTCGGAAAATTAGTTTTAGAATTAACCAACGCCCAGACGGATGCTATGAAGCCTGGACGTTGGGTTTATGATGTGGAAATCTCTTATAATGATAGTGCCGGAAACACTATCATTGAAAGAGTATTGGAAGGAAATCTTGAAGTAACACCGTCGGTCACGAGGTAAGAATGGCAATTAGAATTACTACAGGTCAAAGCAGTGTTAGTCGTACAGCTGTTACCGGTAGTCAAACTACCATTAAAAAAGTTACCGTGGGTACGCCGGTTAGAATTGTGCGAAGAGTCACCTCTGGAGATATTGAACTCGGTTCTCTTGCTGGTATCGATATCACAGGCGTTACCGATGGCGCGTTACTAGTATATAATGATGGAACACAAAACTTTGAATCCAAAGTTGAATTAACAAATACGAATACTACATTTAACGGAGGCAACTTCTAATGGCCGTAATTAGAATCAAAAGATCTACGGGCACCTCGGCACCAGGCTCCCTGAAAACGGCCGAGATAGCCTATGCAATGGGAACAGGCACTCAGGCCAATTCAGGCGACCGCCTGTTTTTTGGTAAGGGTGACGATGGCTCAGGTAACGCAACATCAATCGTCGTAGTCGGCGGTGAATATTTTACTAATATGCTTGATCATGTCGCTGGTACGCTTACAGCCTCCAGTGCAATTATCGTCGATGCATCAAGTAAGATCGATAACTTAAAAGTCGATAACCTTGATCTGAATGGTAATACGATCAGCTCAACAGATACGAATGGTAATATCGTACTTAGCCCTAATGGTTCCGGGGCAGTAGACGTTGCTACTTCTAAAATTACTAACGTGGTTGATCCTACATCAAATCAGGATGCTGCTACTAAAAAATATGTTGACGACCAGTTTGCTGGTGGCTCAACCATCTTTACTTTAGCAGCAGATGGTGGTACACCTGATGCAGTTGCCGGTCAAGAGACTGTCACATTCTCCGGTGATACTGGTATTACAACTACAGTTACTAATAACACTATTACTATTGACCTGGATAATACAGCAGTAACTGCTGGGTCTTATGGTTCTTCAACTGCTATTCCGACATTTACGGTTGATCAGCAAGGTCGTTTAACAGCAGCGGGCACAGCTTCGATCTCCACGGATTTAGCTATTGCTGGTGATACTGGTACAGACACTGTTACCTCTTCGGATACTCTGACCTTCACAGGTGGCTCTGGTATTACTACAACGGTAACTGATAATACTGTTACAGTTGCTGGTGATAATGCTTCTACCTCGGCAAAAGGTATTGCACAATTTAGCTCAGATAACTTTGCGGTTTCATCTGGTTTAGTTACGATTAAAAATGGCGGTGTTGCTAACGCTGAACTCGCTAACTCCAGTTTAACTATTGGTTCTACTAATATTGCTTTAGGTGCAACATCAACAACTATTGCTGGCTTAACCCAGATTGATGTTGATAATATTAGGATCCTTGATAATACTGTCGCATCTACAACTGGCGTTCTTTACCTCGATCCAAACCCAATTGATTCTGATGGCGGTGACGTTATTATTCGTGGTAGTCTTACAGTACAAGGTACTACGACAACAGTTAACTCAACTACAGTTTCCATCAATGATTTAAATATGGTTCTTGCCGATTCAGCTGGTAACGCTGCCGCAGCGGATGGTGCTGGTATTACAATCGGTGGAGCGCTTTACTCAGGCACGAAAGCTACCTTTACATTCAACGGTGCAAACGATGAATGGGAGATGAACAAGACCCTGAATATGACAGGTTCTACATCACTTGAGTTTGCTGGGGTTGATTGGAAAGAAGTTCTTGAAGATCACCTTGTTAGCAGCACTTTTGCCGAAGGCGAAGGTCTCGACATTACATATGACGATGGCGCTGGTACAATCACTTTTGCAGCAGAGCTTGCTAGCTCTTCTAACAAGGGTGTTGCAAGTTTTGATGCAAATGAGTTTACAGTTACCGCTGGTGCAGTTGCTCTTGCCACTATTGATGGCGGCACATTCTAATTATAAATAACTGAAAGTCTGGGATATTTTTATATTCCAGACTCTAAACTAAACCCTTTTTTAAGGAATTACTATGGCAAAAGTCCTACTTAAAAAATCATCTGTATCTAGTAATGCACCAGGAACTGGTGATCTAGAATATGGCGAAGTTGCCCTCAACTATGCTGATGGTAGACTTTACTATAAAAATTCCTCAAACATAATTAAGAATTTTGTAGATTCAGATCTTATTGATAATAAGATTGGGTCTACTATTCAAGCATATGATGCAAATCTTACCTCATTCGTTAATACATTTACATTACCCACCTCAGATGGTTCTAACGGTCAAGTTATAAAAACTGACGGTGCTGGTAATTTATCATTTGCTGACGCAGCAAGTCAGACATTAACAATATATGAATATACTGCTACCGGGGGACAAACTACTTTTACCGGGGCTGATGATAATGCCGCTACGTTAAGTTATACCGTTGGTAGTATTATAGTTTCTTTAAACGGTATTGTTTTAAGACCTGGGGATGATTATACAGCATCAAACGGAACTAGTATTGTTTTAAATAGTGGCGCAACTGCTGGAGATGACTTACAAGTTATAGCATTTACAACATTTAATGTTGCAACTTATAATGATATTACTAGTTCTAATTTTGCTGGGGTTCAAACTTTAACGATTTATAATTCTAGTGGTACAGCTTTAAAAACTATGTACAGCCCGACAACATAAGGTATAGAAAATGAGTTCAAGATCTTTTGACTTATCCCAAATTAATAATTACATAGATTCTACTGGTGCCGTGAAGCTTAATGGGCAAGCTTCTTCATACTACTTAGATTATAATAACTTTACTAATACCCCTACAATTCCGACAAACAATAATCAATTAACAAACGGCGCGGGTTATACAACAAATACCGGTACAGTTACATCAGTAGCAACTACTGTTCCGACTGGCTTTGCAATATCAGGAAGCCCGATTACTACAAGCGGTACTTTTTCTATTACATATTCAGCAGGCTATCAGGGATATACATCCACTGAAGCTTCTAAATTAGCGGGTATTGAAGCAGGTGCTACTGCCGATCAGACTGCCTCAGAAATCCTTACTGCGATCAAAACTGTTGATGGTGCTGCTTCTGGTCTTGATGCTGACTTGCTTGATGGAAATCATGCAACCGCTTTTTATCTTGCAACAAATCCTAGTGGTTATACAACAAATACAGGCACGGTTACCTCCGTCTCGGCAACTGTTCCAACCGGGTTTGCAATATCAGGAAGTCCTGTTACAACTAGCGGCACATTAGCAATTACCTATGCTACCGGCTATCAGGGATATACATCGACTGAAGCTTCTAAGCTTGCAGGTATCGAAGCCGGGGCAACTGGCGATCAAACAGCTTCTGAAATCCTAACACTTATAAAAACGGTAGATGGTTCAGGTTCAGGTCTTGATGCCGATACATTGGATGGTATTCAGGCAAGCTCTTTCTCTCAAACATCTCATAACCACACATTAGACGGTTTATCGAATACTACTATTACAAGCAATACGTCTGGTGAAATTTTAAAATGGAATGGAAGCGCTTGGGTTAATAATACATTAGCTGAAGCAGGAATTCAACCAGCAGGATCATATTTGACCGGAAACCAGACAATTACATTATCTGGTGATTTAACTGGTTCTGGTACTACCTCTATTAATGCTCAGATTGCGGCTAATGTAGTTGGTGCTAATGAACTAAATGTTTCGGGTAATGGTACAGCAGGTCAAGCACTTCTTTCTGACGGTGATGGTTCATTTAGTTGGGGCTCTGGTGGTGGTGGTGGTGGCGGTATTACTTTTACCAAAAAAACTACAACATATACTGCTGCTGCCGGTGAAGGTATTATTGCAGATACTACTGGTGGTGCATGGACATTAACTCTTCCAGCCACACCAAGTACTGGTGATCAGGTTATTGTGGGAGATGGCGGAAGTTGGGCATCAAATAATTTGACAGTAGCAAGAAATGGACAAACTATCGAATCGGTTGCTGATGATTATCTTTTAGACATTTCTGGTGCACAAGTTCAATTCATATACGATGGTACTACATGGCAAGTATACTCAAATCCTGGTATTGTACATAGCAACGACAGTTTAATAATTTACAATTCAAGCGGTACCGCACTAAAAACGATCTATAGCGCATAAGGGGTAGAATATGCCACGAAGATTATCAGATAGATTTAGTCAAACTTTTTCTACGGCAATTTTGCCTCAATCAATTATTACCACTGAAAATATTGCGAATAGCTTACCTACTAGTGCTGTAACGACTGCAAACATCGCCGATCATTTACCCGCAGGAATCCTCAGCAGCGGTGATACTGTTACTTATTTAACTGAAACAGTATTTGGATTCACATGGGGAGGAACACTCTCAGTTAACCCCGATCAAGGAGGGATACACCGATATACCTTGAATGCTAACACTACGATTTCGCCTTTATTATGGGATAATGGGCAGTCGATATTATTGCTACTAAATGCGGGTGCATATACCGTAACTTGGCCAACTATGACTTGGTTAAATAATGGTGGAACAGCTCCTGATATGGCTGCGACTGGATATACTGCTATATCGATGTGGAAAATGGATAATACCTATTATGGTGTATTAGTAGGAAATGGATAATGTTTTTATATAAAAAAGCTGCAGGCGCCGGGGGTGTTGGTGGTGGCGCTATAACTGGTAGTCTTGTAAGTGCAGTTATAGGAACTTCTACTGCACCCACATTATCTGAAGCCCCACAAGATGGGGATTTATTAATCTCTTTTATAGGTGGTTATGCGTTTAACTGCACATTTGCATCTGGTATCACACAGATAAATGCTCGTACAGGTAGTCCTTGGAGCGGTTCTTATATAGAAACCATTAAACTTGGATATAGAATTTGTAATGGTACAGAAGCACAAGCTTTTAATGCTATAGGCTCAGGTAATTTTGACCGAAGACAATGTAATGCATTGTATAGATTTAATAAAAAAGTTACTGGGGTTACAAATGTTTATACCGGAAATAGCACTCAAACATTTTCTACTACTATCCCAGTAAATTCCACATTACCTCATATAGTAATGGCTGGACAAGGCGCTTATCAGGCACGAACTTCAAATATGAATTTAAGCTATCAAGATTTTAATTTAGATTTAAATTATATACATTGCGCTGCAACATTAAATACAGAGAATACTGGTTATACGGGTAACTATACAGTTACATCTGCAAGTGTATTATTTAATGAAGCAAACGCATGGAATATTATAACTTTATCCTTTTAATCGATAGGGACACAAATGACTTATGTAAAACATACTGCTGAAGAAACTGTATATCCTTATACATTGAAAGATCTTAAAGCAGATTATCCTAATACCTCATTTCCCCCGGAACCTACTAATGAAGCATTAGCTGAATTTAACGTATTTCCGGTTACAATATTAAACCAACCTTCTTATAATCCTAATACTCAAAAAATAAAAGAAAATGATTTACCTACATTAAATGATGAGGTATGGGAACTAGGTTGGACCGTAACAGATCTTTCAGCAGAAGAATTAGTTATAAGAAACGAAGCTGCCGGGGAAGCTGTCAGAGGTCAGCGGGATGCTTTTTTAGCTGAAACTGATTGGAGATTTAGAAGTGATATGAATCCATCCCAAGAATGGATTGATTATTGTCAAGCGCTTCGAGATGTACCGCAGCAAGAAGGATTTCCCACTACTGTTAACTGGCCAACTAAACCGGTATAAATATAAATAGTATAAAATAGGAAACAAACCATGGCGAATCCATCTAGCAGACAAGGTCTCATTGATTACTGTTTAAGAAGACTTGGTGATCCGGTTATCGAGATCAATGTGGATATTGATCAACTAGAGGACCGTGTCGATGAAGCCCTACAGTACTGGCAAGAGTTTCATAGTGATGCAACATATAGAACATATGTATCACAGCTTGTAGGTGACAGTGACGTATCGAATGAATATGTCACTGTTCCAAATGATGTGATCTACGTAAGTAGGATGTTCCGTATTTCATCGAGTTTTAATACTTCATTTAACTTCTTTGATATTAAATATCAGATGATGTTAAATGATATTGCAGATATGCAAAACTTTTCGGGTGACTTGGCGTACTATGAGCAGCTTAACCAATACCTTTCACTTCTGGATATGAAGCTTAATGGAGAACCACAGACTACCTATTCCCGTAAAATGAACCGATTATATCTTCATGGCGACTTTAATGATAAAGACGTAGAGGCGGGAGATTATATTGTATATGAAGCATTTAAGACTGTAGATTCTAGTGCACACTCTAAAGTATGGAATGATATGTGGTTAAAAGAATATACCACCGCCTTAATTAAACACCAATGGGGTGCAAACCTAATTAAGTTTGAAGGAATGCAGATGCCTGGTGGTGTGACACTTAACGGTAGACAGATCTTCGAAGACGCACTACAAGAGATTGAGCGTCTAAGAGAAAAGATTCGCATGGACTTTGAGATGCCCGCAGACTTCTTCGTAGGATAAGAAAATGGCAACTAACCACTACTTTAGCCAAAAGGTTAAATCAGAACAAAATCTATACGAAGATATTATCATAGAATCTCTTAAGATCTATGGTCAAGACGTTTATTATCTGCCAAGAGATTTAGTAACTGAAGATAAAATCCTCGGTGAAGATATCCAATCAAGCTTCAACTCTTCTTATAAAGTAGAGATGTACATAGAGAACACGGAAGGTTTTGACGGTGAAGGAGATCTTTTCACTAAGTTTGGGGTAGAGATTCGTGACCAAGCTACTTTCATTGTAGCTCGCAAGCGCTGGTCACAAACTGTGGCAAGGTACGACAACGAGATTCAGGCAATTAGACCGCTTGAGGGCGACGTAATTTATCTGCCACTATCAAATTCTATGTTCCAGATTATGGCTGTAGAGCACGAACAACCTTTCTATCAGCTCAGTAACCTACCTACTTATAAGTTACGTTGTGAACTCTTTGAGTACAGCGGTGAAAATCTTGATACCGGTGTAGATGCTATTGATACGGTTGAACGTGACTATGCTTACAAGTATCTCGTCACACTTGATAGCGCTTCGTTTGGATGGTCGATCGGTGAGACTGTCAATCAGACACTGTCAACTGGAACAATCGTATCAGGCGAAGTTGCAGCGTTCTCTGATTCAGATAATATCTTGCACCTTATTCATGTGGGTGCAGATGACGGTAACTATCATACGTTTGTAACCGGTAGACAGATCATCGGTACTGAAGATAAAGATTCATCAGGATCTATTGTAGACCCTCTTCTTTCTATCGCTTCTGCCACGGCGGTGTCTGAAGTGAATCAATTAGCAGAAAACGAAAAGAATGACTTCTTTGATACCACTGACACAGACATGGGTTTCTTAGACTTCAGTGAAAGCAATCCGTTTGGAGATCCACAGTAATGTTAGGCAGCCATTTTTATCACGAAAGAATCCGCAAAAGCGTGGCTATGTTTGGCTCACTCTTTAATAACATCTACGTAGTTCGCACAGATAATACAAACAAAGTTATTAGTCAAGCTCGTGTACCGCTGTCGTATGCACCAAGCACTAGCTTCTTAGATCGTATTCGTGAGAATCCAGATCTACAGAATGACACAAAAGTAGCTATTAAGTTACCTCGTATGTCTTTTGAAATTACTTCCTATCAGTATGACTCGCAACGACAGTTGCAAAAAGTTAACAACCTTAACAAAGGTAGTGGTAATACTCGTAATAAAATTTACACATTTACACCATATATTATTGGGTTCCAGTTAAACGTATATGCAAAGACCCAGGACGATGCTCTGCAGATTATAGAACAGATCCTTCCGAACTTTGCACCACAATATACTTTGACTATTAAGCCTTTTGCCGATTATAGTGATATTAAAGAAGATGTTCCCATTACACTTAATGGCATTAGTTACTCGGATGCATATGAGGGGTCTTTGGATCAAAGGCGTATTATACAATACGTTTTAGATTTTTCCATGACGGCTAACTTCTACGGTCCGATTACTGAAACGGCGATTATTAGAAAATCTATTGTGGATCTTTATACGTCGAATGCTGCCCGGGATTCGGATGGTACTTTACTGCACGATACGATTGACTCTGATGGGGCCTTTGCCCTTTATAGCCCTTCATCTAGAATTGTGGTAGAACCTAATCCATTAGATGCATCACCCGATAGCGACTATGGATTTACCACGTCAATATATAGTATGGAGGATGGTGATAGTGATAAATCTGGATGGCCAAATTATGTCTGATTCTGATAGAATTAAAAATGACTATGAATACTCGAGAGACACTTTATTCGATCTAATTAACAAAGGTCGAAATGCTCTAGAAGATATGATTGAGGTCGCACGCGAAAGCGAGCACCCGCGTGCATTCGAAGTATTGTCTGGGCTTATTAAAAACGTCGCCGATGTTAACGATAAGCTTATGGATCTGAATAAGAAGCATAAAGATATTAACGTTAAGGAACAACCCCAGTTACCCGCCGGGCAAACTACTAATAATGTTTATATTGGCTCAACAACAGATTTACAGCGTATGCTTCAAGATGCAAATGCTAAACAGGTGGAGAATAACGTGGTGGATATTACACCACGATTAAAAGATGAATAATATTGTAAATGGTAATGAGGGTTACTTAGGTAATCCGAATGTGAAACGTGATGGCATCGTTCAAGGATGGAGTCAAGAAACTATCCTTGAATACCAAAAGTGTATGAACGATCCTGCATATTTTGCAGTTACTTACTGTAAGATTATCTCGCTTGATAAAGGTCTAGTTAACTTTAAGCTATATCCTTATCAAGAGAAGATGTTCCAGCACTTCAATGATAATCGATTCTCTATCGTTCTCGCTTGTCGCCAGTCCGGTAAATCTATTTCCTCTGTCGCTTATCTGCTTTGGTATGCAATTTTCCATTCGGAAAAGAATATTGCTATTCTAGCAAACAAAGGCGCAACTGCGAGGGAAATGCTTTCACGTATTACCTTGATGCTAGAAAACTTACCGTTTTTCTTACAGCCAGGAACAAAGGCACTCAACAAAGGTTCGATTGAGTTTAGTAATAACTCTAAGATTTTTGCTGCTGCTACATCTGGTAGCTCTATTCGTGGCCAATCGGTTAACCTGCTATATCTCGACGAATTTGCATTCGTTGAAAATGCTACAGAGTTCTATACATCAACCTATCCCGTTGTTTCGTCTGGTAAAGATACAAAGGTTATTATTACTTCAACAGCCAATGGTATCGGTAACCAATTCTATACTATCTGGCAAGGTGCTTTACAGGGGACCAATGCTTATAAACCATTCAGAGTGGATTGGTGGGATGTTCCCGGTCGCGATGAAGCTTGGAAAATAGAAACGATTAACAACACATCACAGCTTCAATTCGACCAGGAATTTGGCAATACGTTTTTCGGTACTGGGGATACCTTAATTGGCGCAGAAGCTCTTATGAGAATGAAATCAATCGAGCCTATTAAGATCCTTGAAGGCGGACACTTACTAGTCTATAAAGAGACCCAGAAAGACCACGAATATATTGTATGTGTAGATGTAAGTAAGGGAAGAGGACAGGATTATTCTACTTTTAACGTGATCGATGTAACGTGTAGACCGTTTGAACAAGTCGCGGTTTATCGATGTAATTCTATCTCTCCAATACTCTTCCCTGATATTATTTATAAGTATGCAACTTCTTACAATCAAGCGTATGTGATTGTTGAATCTAATGATCAGGGTGTGCTAGTTACCCGGGGCTTATATCACGAATTAGAATATGAAAATATGCATGTATCATCTGCACTTAAATCGGACGGTATAGGTATTGAAATGACCCGTAAGGTAAAGCGTCTGGGGTGTTCTGGCATTAAAGATATTATTGAGAATGAAAAACTTCAAATACACGATACTAATACCATCTTAGAGTGTTCTACTTTTATTGCCAAAGGACAATCCTATGAAGCGTCAGATGGTAACCATGACGACTTGATAATGAATTTAGTTATGTTTGGTTACTTTGCTACTACTGAAATGTTTGGTGATATGACAGATATTAATTTAAAAGAAATGATGTTCAAGGATAAGATGGCACAGATTGAAAATGATATGGTACCATTCGGATTCATTGATGATGGATCTGATGCAATTAATGAATTACAGAAAGAAGAAGACCGAGGTAAGCCTTGGGCTATCGACTACGACCATCAGCATTTCTAAAATATAATTTCTTATAAATAGAAGTAATGAATATAATCGTATCATGAAAAACATATCATTCAAACTCAAAGGGAAAGAGTCATGGCAGTATCAGAATCTCCGGCAATTACCGTCAAAGAGATTGACCTTACTGGTGTTGTTCCTAATGTTGGTTCAACAACCGGCGCTTTCGTAGGTAACTTTAATTGGGGTCCAGTCGATGAACCAATTTTAGTATCTGACGAAGCGGGTCTTGTATCTACTTTCGGTAGCCCAAGCAAAACAAATTCTATCGACTTCCACTCAGCAGCATATTTCTTAAGATATGCAAATTCACTCTACGTGGTTAGAGAAGCTACCCAAGGCGTGGGCGAAAGTCTTAACGGGTACGACGCTAGAGCGGCTTCAGCAGCAAGAGTCAAAAAGCAAGAATCTTTTGATTTCCAGCAAGCTGCATTGGATTCCGATGAACACACATTCATCGCTAAATATCCAGGTACACTGGGTAACTCGCTACAAGTACAATGGCTTACAGCCGTTGACAGCGCAGACGATCCAGCATTTACAGGTTGGACATACGAAGATAACTTCGACGGCGCGCCTACTACATCTACGTACGCATCAGACCGAGGCGCATCAAACGATGAAGCTCACGTTGTGGTTATTGACCAAGATGGCGCGTTTACCGGGACAAAGGGGACGATTCTTGAATCATTCCCATTCGTTTCGGTAGCATCAGATGCTAAATCCGCAGATGGCACATCTAACTATATCGTGGACGTTATCAATAACAGATCACGTTACGTTTGGCTTGCCGGTTTTGGTGATCTTACAGACTCTGACTGGAATACAAACGTTGGTACTGATGTAGAAGATGCTAAAGATTATCAACTTGCAACACCAGCAGTTAAGACCTTATCATTAGCAGGCGGTGCTAACTCCGCAGCATTTGATGAAGGTGAATACGCAACTGGTTTCGATAGATTCGAAGACAAGGATAATATCCAAGTCGATTTCTTAATCGCTCCAGGTATGGGTTCTAGAGCAGCTCAAACCACAGTCGTTAACGACCTAGTTTCTATTGCTCAAGGTACTCGTAAAGACTGTGTTGTTGTAGCTTCACCTGCACGTTCAGACGTCGTAACATCGAATGATGTTAATAATGATGTTATTACTACTGCTAAAACTTTCACTTACTCTTCTTATCTCTTCGTGGATAACAACTACCTGAGAGTATATGATAAGTACAACGACCAGTACATTAGCATCCCAGCAGCATCTTCAACTGCAGGTATTATGGCAGCGTCAGACAATAACACTGCAGCTTGGTATTCCCCAGCGGGTCAAAGACGTGGTGTATATTTGGGTGTAACTAAAACACTTTATTCCCCAAATAAAACAGAAAGAGATCTTCTCTATAGGAATGGCGTAAACCCAATCGCAAATATTCCTGGACAAGGTATCTTGCTCTACGGTGATAAAACTCACATGGCAAGACCTTCAGCATTCGATCGTATTAACGTACGCCGTCTGTTCCTGGTTCTTGAAAGAGCAATTGCCATTGCGGCTCGTAACGTACTCTTCGAATTCAACGATGAATTCACTCGTGCAGAGTTTACGAACATTGTCGAACCTTTCCTCAGAGAGATCCAAGGTAGACGTGGTATCACCGACTTCCGTGTTGTTGCAGATGAAACAAACAACACCCCGGCAGTTATAGACAGAAACGAATTCGTATGCTCGATCTTCATCAAGCCCGCACGTTCAATTAACTTCGTGACACTTAACTTTGTCGCAGTTAGAACGGGTGTGGACTTCGAAGAAGTCGTGGGTTCGGTATAAGAAAGCGCAGGAGATAAAAAATGGTTCTCGCAGTAGACGATTTTAAAGCCAAACTAAGAGGCGGTGGCGCTAGACCTAATCTGTTTAAAGCCACTATTAACTTCCCAGCATATGCAGGGGGTGACGTAGAAGTTACGTCATTCCTTTGTGAAGCAGCACAGCTTCCTGGGTCAATTATGGGTGTAATTACTGTTCCATTCCGTGGGCGTCAGTTAAAGATTGCAGGCGATCGTACATTTGATACGTGGACACCTACAATTATCAACGACACTGACTTTGCAGTACGCAATTCAATGGAACGTTGGATGAATGGTGTTAATGCTCACGCAGCTAACACTGGTCTAACTAACCCGGTTGATTATCAGGCAGACCTTCTGGTTGAACAATTGGATAGAGACGAATCAGTCCTAAAGACATACACATTCCGTGGATGCTTCCCAACTAACGTTTCCCCAATTGATCTGAGTTATGGTGCAAACGACGATATCGAAAGATTCCAAGTTGAGTTCCAAGTTCAGTACTGGGAGTCAGGAACCACTTCTTAATAAGTGGATATATAAGATCAGGCTGGGCGGAAACGCCCAGTCCTACCAAACGATAGGATAAAGCATGGCCGATAACACTTTGAAGCTTTTTGGATTTGAAATCAGCAGATCTAAAAGTCAAGAAACAAAAGAAAAGAACTTAAAATCTATCGTTCCTAAAGTGGATGAGGATGGTGCAGGTTATGTAACCGCATCAGGATCCCACTATGGTCAATACGTAGATATTCATGGTGATAAGTCCAAAGATAATTCTTCTCTTATTCAAAAATATCGTGGTGTTGCACAACATCCAGAAGTTGATGCCGCAATTGAAGATATTACTAATGAAGCAGTTTCTGGCGGCGATGAAATGTCAGTTAAAGTAAACTTGGATGACACTGAGTTATCTAAGTCCATCAAGAATAAAATTGTAGAAGAATTTGACGATATCCTTTATATGCTTAAATTTGGGAATATGGGTCATGATATTTTTAGATCATGGTACATTGATGGTAGAAGAGTATACCATCTTGTAGTTGATGAAAAGAATCCTAAGAAAGGCATCCAGGATATTCGTCCCGTCGATGCTGCTAAGGTTCGTAAAGTAAAAGAAGTTATTCGTAAGAAAGACCCGATCACCGGTGCTACTGTTATCGAGGGTCAAAACGAGTATTACATCTATCAAGAAAAACCGGGTCAACAGAACTCTGGTATTAAACTTACAAAAGATTCTGTGATCTACACCACATCAGGTCTTTTAGATTCTACACAAAAGAATGTAGTTTCATATCTTCATAAAGCACTTAAGCCTATTAACCAATTGCGTATGATGGAAGATTCTCTTGTGATCTACCGCCTCGCCCGTGCGCCCGAGCGTCGTATCTTTTACATTGATGTTGGTAACTTACCGAAGGGTAAGTCTGAAGAGTACATGAAAGGTATTATGGCACGCTATCGTAACAAGCTGGTCTACGATGCTGCTACTGGTGAAGTAAAAGATGACCGCAAGCATATGTCTATGCTCGAAGACTTCTGGCTGCCCCGCCGCGAAGGTGGTCGTGGTACAGAGATCAGTACGCTACCCGGCGGTGAGAACTTAGGTCAGATCGACGATATTCTTTACTTTCAAAAAAGACTATATAGATCGTTAAACGTTCCAGTGAATCGTCTTGAGCAAGAGTCGCAGTTCTCACTGGGAAGATCGAGTGAGATCACACGTGACGAGCTTAAGTTCCAGAAGTTTATTGATCGTCTTCGTTTACGTTTTTCTATGATGTTCAGAGAAATGCTAAAGCGTCAGCTTATTCTTAAAAACATTATTACTGAAGAAGATTGGGAAACTTTTTCAAACGATTTAAAATTTGAATTCACTCGGGACAATCATTTTACCGAGTTAAAAGAAGCAGAACTGCTAAGAGAGAAGCTACAGTCGCTCGATCAAGTACAGAACTACGTTGGTGAGTACTTCTCTAAAGAATGGGTTATGAAAAATATTCTTCGTTTCGATGACGATGAAATTAAACAAATGACTGCGCAAGTAGATAAAGAAGCTCCAGCAGAAGAAGAAATTAACGATTACGAAAACGATCAAGCTGCCCAAACAGCACAATCTTCTAAAGAAGAAAATCCGGCAAAATCATCACATACTATTAACTTAAAAGTGGCCAAATAAGGGGTTATTATGACTGAAGAAGTACAAACAGAACAAAATCCACTCTCTGATATGATTGACTATATTACACAATCCGAATTCGAAAAAGCTAATGTTATTTGGAACGATGCTATTGGTCAACGTGTTGGCGATGCTATTGAACAAGAGAAGATTGCAGTAGCTCAAGCGATGTACTCACCAGAAGAAGATACCGTCGATGACGAAGATCTTGGTGACGAAACTATGGAAGTTGACGAGGATGACGTTGATCTAGAAGTATCAGATGAAGAGCTAGAGACCGCAATGGCGGATCTAGAATCCGATGAAGACCTAGAAGAAGTTTAAATTTAATTGATTTAAAAAAATTTATTTATATAAATAAACGTGAATATACAAATAAAAGTGTAACATATGAAAACTTTTGCTCAAATTCGTGAAGCTATGAAAAAAGGTATGCCACCCGGTGAGCATGTCTATGATGCAAAAGTCGGCAAGCATAATGTAATGGTACATAAAGAAAAGAATAAATTTGTGGCTTACATCGACATGGAGAAATTGGACACTTACAATTCTCTTAATGATGCAAAGAAAGCTGCAACTGATTTCGTAAAAATGGCCGGAGGCAAACGATGAAGCTGATCACAGAATTTACAGAGGCGGATGTTCAATGTATCGTCGAGAAGAAAGAAGACGGTACAAAGACTCATGTCATTGAAGGCGTCTTTGCTCAAGCCGAAGGTAAGAATAGAAACGGACGTATCTACCCAAAAGCTATTATGGAACAAGCGGTAGATAAGTACGTAACAGACCAAGTTAAGTCCGGTCGTGCGGTAGGTGAACTGAACCACCCAGACGGACCTACAATTAACTTGGATAAGGTATCCCATCTCATTACCGACCTAAGAATGGAAGGTAATAATGTGATGGGTAAGGCACGTATTTTGGAAACTCCAATGGGTAAGATCGTTAAGGGCTTACTTGAGGGCGGTGTCCAACTAGGTGTATCAACTCGTGGTATGGGAAGTCTTGAACAGAGAAACGGCGTTATGTATGTCAAGGATGACTTCATGTTAAACACCGTAGATATCGTTCAAGATCCATCAGCACCTCAAGCTTTCGTTAATGGGATTATGGAAGGTGTAGAATGGATCTGGAATAACGGCGTTATCGAAGCTCAAGAAATTGAAAGAATAGAGACAGAAATTAAAACGACTCCGAGAGCGGACCTTTACGAGGCACAAGTTCGCGAGTTCAAGAATTTCCTCTCGTTACTGAAAAACAAATAGGAGAGTCATATGACTGATCAAACCAATCAGGATATTGAACTCAATGATGACGAGAATGTTGTTGAGGCTCACGATCCAAAGAATGCTGAAGAGCAATCTGTAGCTGCTACTAAAGCAGCTGAAGGTGCAGGTAAAACTGCAGCAAAGCGTAAGGGTGACAAGTCTAACTCTGATAAATCTGATCTTAAAACAGGTGGTAAAGCTTCTGGCTTACAAGCTGAAGACATGGATTTCTCAGAAGACTTAGAAGCTCTTATGGATGAAGAAGCAACTTTATCCGAAGGCTTTAAAGGCAAAGCCGCAATCATCTTCGAAGCAGCGATGAAATCAAAGCTGTCAGAAGAGGTCGAGCGTCTCGAAGAAAATTATGCTACCGCACTTCAGGAAGAAGTAGACACATTCAAAGCCGATATGGTTGAGAAGGTCGACGGTTACCTGAACTATGTAGTTGAAAATTGGATGAAAGAAAATGAACTTGCAATCCAGAACGGTATCCGTACCGAGATCGCAGAAGAGTTCATGGATAAACTGCAAACACTCTTCACCGAGTCATACATTGCAGTTCCTGATTCCAAAGTAGACCTAGTTGATGATCTGGCTGAACAGAATTCTTCGCTTGAAGAAAAACTGAACACTCAGACTGAAGCAATGATCGAAATGAAAGAAGAACTAGAATCTTTCAAGCGTTACGAAGTAATTCGTGAGGCAGCAAACGGTCTTGCAGAAACAGAAGTTGAAAAGCTTGTTAAGCTTTCTGAAGATGTAGATTTTGTTGACGAAGAAACATTCGCAAACAAAGTTGCTACAATCAAAGAAGCTTATTTCAAAAGAGCAAAAGCAACTACTGATTCACTCATTGAAGATACTGTAGAAACTGGCGACGAAGTTCAAGAAGAAATTTCAGAGTCAATGGAGCACTATCTCAAAGCCCTTAGAAAAACCCAATACTAATAACTAACTTAGGAGATCCAGAGATGGAAACTTATGATCGTTTAACCCAGAAATGGGCCCCAGTACTCAACGAAGGTACTGAAATTAAAGACGCACACAAGCGTGCGGTTACAGCTGTTGTTCTTGAAAACCAAGAAAAAGAGTTTGCTCAGCAGTCCGGTCAAGCAGCAATGCTTAACGAAGCTGCTCCAGGTAACAACACCTCTTCAGCAGCTAACTGGAACCCAGTTCTTATCTCACTTGTTCGCCGCGCGATGCCGAACATGATGGCATATGACGTTGCTGGTGTTCAGCCAATGACTGGCCCAACAGGCTTGATCTTTGCAATGAAGTCACGTTACGGTGCTGGTGCAACTGGTTCGACTGAAGCACTCTTCAACGAAGCAAACACAGCATTCTCAGGTGACTCATCTGTAACACAAACTGGCGGTCCATCAGGTCTTTCAGGTCTTACAGACTCTAACTCAGATAGCTCAATCGACAACGACCGTACAGGTCCAACTGTTGCTTCGGGTATGCCAACTGCAGACGCAGAAGCGCTTGGCGCATCAGCTTCTACTTTCAACGAGATGGGCTTCACAATCGAAAAAGCGACTGTGACAGCGAAATCACGTGCATTGAAAGCAGAGTACAGCCTCGAGCTTGCACAGGATCTTAAAGCGATTCACGGTCTTGACGCTGAAACAGAGCTTGCGAACATTCTTTCAACCGAGATCCTTGCGGAAATCAACCGTGAAGTTATTCGCACAATCAACAGCCAAGCTAAGACTGGTGCTTCTACTGCAAACACAGCTATCAACGGTATCTTCGATCTTTCGACAGACGCTGATGGTCGTTGGAGCGTAGAGAAGATCAAAGGTCTTATCCTTCAGCTCGAGCGTGAAGCTAACGTAATCGCAAAAGAAACACGTCGTGGTAAAGGTAACTTTGCTATCGTGTCTTCAGATGTAGCATCTGCACTTGCAGCTTCAGGTATGCTTGACTATGCTCCTGCAATGTCAACAGCACTTAACGTAGACGATACAGGCAACACCTTCGCAGGTACGCTGAACGGTCGCATGAAGATCTATATCGATCCATATGCTGCTACAGATTACATCAACGTTGGCTATAAGGGTACAAACCCATATGACGCCGGTGTGTTCTACTGCCCATACGTACCGCTTACAATGGTTCGCGCCGTTGCTGAGGAAACGTTCCAGCCTAAAATTGGTTTCAAGACACGCTACGGCATGGCTTCTAACCCATTCGTTGGTTCAACTCCTGCGGACGGTCTTGCAACAGCTAAGACTAACCAGTATTATCGCATCTTTCGGGTGGACAATATCCTCGCGTAAGTCAGATAAAAAAAAGGGAGAGGATGAAACCTCTCCCACTTTAACGAGTATAACTAGAGACGCTTCGGCGTCTCTTTTTTTTAATCAGTGCACGGTTCTTATTCTATTTAAAAGTCCTTAGTGTTTATCTTCATGCCTACGTATGTCTCTGCCCAGCGTTTGGCTTCTTCGAATGTTTCAAACCACTGATCAACAATTTTGAAATCGTTGTAGAGATCACCTTGTGGCATGTCTAAAAGAAAATCTGTTTCTTCCATCATACGAATGGTTACCGGTTTAATAGAGTTGGTAGCGGTAAAGGTGTTGCCGGTTGTTTCGAACTGCATCATGTTGTATCTCCTTTTGATAGTACTAATATAAGGTTTTTCATTTGAAATGTAAACCCCCTAAATGCATTTTTTTCAGATTTTTTTCATATAAATACACGTAAGCAACAGAGGATGAATCATGGCTACTACAGAATCTACATTAGAATCCCAGAACTTCTTACAGCCCACTGGCTTTAAGGTGGTAGTTCTTCGAAAAAGATTTAAGAACTTAGAATTCTTTGCACAATCGGTACAGCATCCCGATCTCTCTGTAGCACCAGCAGTTGCACCTTTCCGTGGTACCAACGCACAGCTTCCTGGTGATAAGTTAGAGTACGGCACACTTACGATTGACGCAATCATGGACGAGAACATGAACGTGTACAAAGAGATGCACACATGGTTAAAGAGCACTGTAGAGGCCAAATACAAAACACCCAGTGCACTAAATCCTAACGATGAAGACGTAACCACTTACGATATCAGTCTTATGGTACTGAGTAGTCATAATAACACGATAGATACTATCAGATATAAAGACACTTTCCCTATTAGTATCGGTACAGTAAACTTCCAGTCAACAGCAGATGCTGTACAGTACGTGACCTTTCCTATCACGTTCGCTTACACAGGATTTACAATTACCGATTAATGTGATATAATTGCAGTAAAGCAATTTGGAGTATAGTATGAAGTACCTCGACACCATCCTACAGATGTGGGAAAAAGATTCTAAGATCGATAACAGTTCACTTGACGAAGCATCTCGTCAATCCCCTATGTTGCACGCAAAGTACCTACCGCTGCTATCTGAGGCTAAGCTACAACTAAAGCGCGCAGAGATGGAACAGAAGACCCTACTCAAAGACAAGTGGCTCTACTATAACGGGAAGATGACAAAAGAACAGATCGAATCCCGGGGATGGGAGTTCGATCCGTTCGAAGGTCTGCGTGTACTGAAAGGGGAGATGGATTACTACTACGATTCGGATACTGATATTCAGAGATCGGAACTTAAGATTCAGCAATGGAAGATCGTAGTAGAGACTTTAATAGAAATAGTCGATAATATCAAATGGCGGCATCAGACCATAGGTAATATGATCAAGTGGCGTATGTTTGAAGCAGGTGGTTAATCCAAAATTGTGGTTACTTTTTCTAAACCTAGTGTTCCGTTTTTTAAGCTAGCAAGATCGCCTGTATCAAAATCCATTTCTGTTACAGCATTTCGATAGGCATTATATGTATCCAGATCTGGCCACTCTGTAACTCTAATATATACTTGTGCTTCATCATCAAAGGACTCAGTAGTTATATTAGCAACTGAAGCTGAATAAGTCTCACCATCCCATCCTTCAATATTTAAGGAATTAGCAATAGTAAAAAATGAATCGCGCTTGGCATTAAAAAAATCAGTAAATTCTTCTAAAGTGTTATAGGTAGTTCCGCTTTCATTTTTATACTCATCTTGAACTAATATAGGCATACTGTATCCTCCGTATGTAACAGCAGTAGTATTTATATAACCATATATACCATTATGAACAATTTAAAAATAAAAAATAAAAATCATTCTGTAATGCACGTGGCGTGTGACTACGGTATAGCGAATGAATTAAGTGAATTCTTCTCTTTCTATGTACCCGGTTATAAATTCATGCCTGCATATAAGAACCGGGTGTGGGACGGTAAAATCCGCCTATTCAATATCCAAAAAATGGAACTACCTGTTGGTCTATATCCGTTCCTTGCAGAGTTTGCCAAACCTCGTAATTATACAATCGAGGTGGAACATAATAACTACTACGGTAGACCCGATGCTACTGTTGACATTAACCCTGATGAAATTAAAAGCTTTATTGATGGATTAGAACTACATGCAAGAGGTAAACCAATTGGAATCCGAGACTATCAGTTTGATGCGGTCTGTGAAGGACTACATAGAAAAAGAGCCGTGCTTATCTCACCGACGGGATCTGGTAAATCGCTTATCATCTACACACTCGTACAAAGATATTTGCTTTCTCTCAGGAAGGCAGAACGGAAAGTCCTCGTTATTGTACCAACAACTTCGCTCGTTGAGCAAATGTATAACGACTTCGCAGACTACGGCATGCCAGTCGAAGACTGCGTCCACAGGATTTATTCTGGACGAGATAAGCAGACCGACAAGGACATTGTCATTTCAACATGGCAATCCATCTATAAACTTCCGCCGCAATGGTTTGAACAATTTGGTGCTGTCGTTGGTGATGAATGTCATGGATTCAAATCTAAGTCGCTCACCACTATTATGGATAAGTGCAAAGAAGCCGAATATCGTTGGGGAACAACAGGTACACTCGACGGTTCTCAAACTCACGAACTCGTATTACAGGGGCTTTTTGGGAAGATATATAATGTGACAACCACAAAGAAGCTACAGGATGAAGATACCCTTGCTAAGCTTAAGATCAACGTACTACTACTTAAACACCCTCTTGAAGTACGTCAAAACTGGGGTAAGCAAGATTACCAAGCTGAACTGGATTACATTGTTCGAAACGAGTCTCGTAATAAGCTCATTTCTAATCTCGCTTTGGATCTTGATGGTAATACTCTTGTACTATTTAACTTTGTAGAAAAGCACGGTAAACCACTATTCGATTTAATCCGTGATAAAGCACATGAAAACAGAAAGGTATTTTTTGTCTCTGGAGATACTGATACGAGTGATCGTGAAGCAATTCGTAAGATTGTAGAAGGACAAAAGAATGCAATTATTGTTGCTAGTCTTGGCACTTTCTCCACTGGGATTAATATTCGTAATCTGCATAATATCGTATTTGCATCCCCGTCCAAGTCTCAAATCAGAGTTCTACAATCTATCGGACGAGGACTCAGAAAATCAGATGACGGATCAATAGCTAAACTATACGACATTGCTGATGATTTACATTGGAAAGGTCGTAAGAACTACACACTAGAGCACTCAGCAGAACGAGTAAAAATGTACGTTAAACAGGAATTCGATTATAAAATCTATGAAGTGGATCTTAAATGACTAACGTGAAACAGATGAAGTTATTTGGTGGAGAAGAAATTCTTTGCGATCTTGTTGATGTGCAGTACACAGAAGAAGAAGGCGAAGTGTTTGTTATACGGGCAGCTTATAGTTTAATCTCTCAGGAAGATTTTGAGAATGGATTTAGGTATTATACCTTTAGACCTTTTATGATGCATGTTTACGATACTTCTCATATCCTATTACTTAATACAGATTCTGTAATATGCATTACGAATCCACATCAGAAAGTAATAGATCAATATGTAAAACATATCGAGATCTTTCAGAAAGAAGATCGGGAAGATCAACCTCAAACGACAGAAGACTTCCTCGATAAAATGGAAGACGAGGATAAAAAAAAAGACGAACGGATTATCAAGTTCAAACCGAAATTACACTAATATATCGACCCTCCCATAAAAGTCTTTTATATTATACCGGAATTTACAGATATGTAAACCCCCTAAATGATAAAAAAGCAAAATAATTTTTATTTACAATCCTCTGATCCTATGTTAGAATAGGAAATATATGCTAGGAGTATATTATGAAGCCTAAAGATAAACCACATTATGTCAACAACCGTGGCTTCAGTAATGCAGTTGTAGAGTATGTTCGTTCGGTGAAACAGGCCGAAGCGAATGGTACAGAGATTCCTAAAGTCACTGACTACGTTGCCACATCTTTTATGAAGATTGCTGAAGGCCTTTCTCATAAATCTAACTTTATCCGGTACACCTACCGGGAAGAAATGGTTATGGATGCCATTGAGAACTGCTTAAAAGCCATTCACAATTACAACATTGAAGCAGCTACCCGCTCAGGTAATCCTAACGCCTTTGCATACTTTACTCAGATCTGCTGGTATGCTTTCCTTCGTCGTATTGCGAAAGAAAAAAAGCAGCAAGATATTAAGATGAAGTATATTTCCCAAAGTCCATTTGATGACTTTGCTCTAGCAGACGCAGATGAAGCTTCTATTGCAGCTGCACATATGTTTGTTGATCAGCTTAAGGGTAAGATCGACCAGCTGAAAGAAAAAGATACGTACTTTGATTCTATTGCAAAAGAAGAAAAAAAGAAAGAACGTAAAAAACGTGATATGGCAGCCAATAGTTCTGACTCCGACCTTGGAGAAATCTTTAAATGAAGGTAGCAATTATTTCGGATACCCACGCGGGAATTCGCAACAGCTCTGATATATTTCTAGATAATGCAGAGAAATTTTATAACGATGTTTTCTTTCCTTATTTGGTCGAACATGGTATTAAACGTATCGTACATCTTGGTGATGTTTTCGATAATCGAAAGTTTATTAATTTTAAAGCTCTATATCGTTTTAGAAAGTCTTTCCTTGCTAATCTAAGAAAACACCATATCCATATGGATGTAATTCCTGGCAACCATGATACATTCTATAAGAACACTAACGAACTCAATGCACTCAAAGAGTTGCTTGGTCACTATATGGGTGAGATTACTATTCATATGGAACCAACAGTTCTGGATCTAAATGGATTCAAACTGGCGTTGCTCCCTTGGATTTGTCAAGAGAATGAAGAACATTCTATGGAGTTTATTAATACATGTAAAGCAGATTGGCTCGGCGGACACCTAGAACTACAGGGCTTCGATGTTCTACGTGGCGTACAATCCCATCATGGGCTTAATCATAAAATATTCTCCCGCTTTGAAAAAGTGCTTTCGGGCCACTTCCATGTTGGCTCACAACAGGATAACATTCATTATCTTGGCACCCAGATGGAGTTTACCTGGAATGACTGTGGTGATGAAAAGGGATTTCATGTACTTGACACGGCAACCCGTGAGCTAGAAAAGATTGTAAACCCTTACACACTTTTTGAACGCATCAATTATGATGATAGCAAATATGATTATAGCATGCACGATACTAGCTATCTCGAGGGTAAATTTGTAAAAGTTGTTGTTATTAATAAGTCTGACCTATTTACATTCGACCGATTTATCGATAGAATACAGCATGAAAAGATTCACGATCTTAAAATCGCCGAGAACTTTAACGAGTTCATGGGCGAAAATGTAGAGGATGAAGCCGTATCTGTGGAAGACACTGCAGAGATGCTCGACGATTATGTGGATGCAGTGGATACGGATTTGGATAAGGATAAGCTAAAATTGAATATGCGTAACCTATTGACTGAAGCACAGGCGCTGGAAATAGCATGATTATATTTAAAACATTACGCTGGCGCAACTTCATGAGCACCGGTGACAACTGGACTGAGATCAATCTTACTAGCCATAAGTCCACACTCATCGTTGGTCACAACGGTGCTGGTAAGTCTACCTTACTGGATGCTATGTCGTATGCACTGTTTGGTAAGGCACACCGTAATATTAATAAGCCCCAGCTCGTTAATACAATCAACAATAAGAATTGTCTTGTAGAGATTGTATTTCAAGTTGGCAGTGCTGAGTTTAAGATTGTACGTGGCCTTAAGCCACAGATCTTCGAGATTTGGAAAAATGGTAATCTCATCAACCAAGATTCCAAAGCTCTCGAGTACCAGAAGATTCTCGAACAAAACATCCTGAAGCTTAACCATAAAAGCTTTCACCAGATCGTTGTTCTTGGTAGTTCTTCCTTTATTCCTTTCATGCAGTTGAGTGCACAACATCGACGTGAGGTGATCGAGGATCTTCTGGACATTAATGTCTTTTCTAAAATGAACACCCTTATTAAGGAAAAGAATGCTATCGTAAAAGAGAAGCAAAAAGATATTTCGTATCAGCTAGATCTTAAGAAGAATCAGATTGATTCGCAGCGTAAGTACATCCGTGATATTACTGCTATGAATGAGGAGGAGATTAATGCGAAAAAAGATCAGATCATTCAAACCGAAAAAGAGATCGCGGAACTTATCAACGCGTCTGCAGAGGCATCCACTTTCATCGAACAAGAAAGTGGTAAAACAGAAGAAGCCCTTAAAAAGGCCCATGACCGTCGCCACTCTCTCCTACAATTTAAAGCCGATTTTTCATCTTCCATTAAATCAGTGGTTAAGGATGCAAAGTTCTATGAAGATACTCAATCATGCCCGACGTGTGAACAAGAAATTGCCGAAGAATTACGTCAAACCAAGTTACAAGCCGCGAAGGAAAGAGCCGCTGCTTTACGAGATGGTATCCAAAAAGTAGATGAAGAAGCACACGTTGTAGAGGATACGATTACACAGTTCAACGAGTCAGCTGAAGCTATTCGTAAAAAGCAAAGTCTTATCCAGTCTAACAGCCAAACCGTGGCACGACTTCAAAACACCATTAAGAGTCTTAATGATGATATTACTAGACTTTCTTCGCGCACGGGTGACCTCGCGCGAGCGAACGAAGAGCTTGGCGAGATGACTACTGATAAAGATCGGTTTATGGAAGAACGCCTTAAGTTAAATGAAGAACAGTCTTACAACACTGTAATGAGCGAGATGCTGAAGGACACAGGCATCAAGACCAAGGTGATCAAACAATACGTGCCTGTTATTAACAACCTTGTAAACAAGTACCTACAGATCCTGGATTTCTTTGTGCATTTCAATTTAGACGAAAGCTTTCAAGAAACTATTAAGTCACGCCACCGTGATGCATTCTCCTATGATTCATTCTCTGAGGGTGAAAAGCAACGTATCGACCTAGCATTACTGTTTACATGGCGCCAGATCGCTAAGATGAAAAATTCGGTTGCTACTAACTTACTGGTGCTGGACGAGACATTTGATTCGTCACTGGACCACGACGGTGTAGAAAATCTTATGAAGATTCTGTACTCACTTGACGATGACAGCAATGTGTTTGTTATTTCTCATAAGGGCGAGATCCTAGAGAATAAGTTTAAAAACAAGCTAGAATTCTTTAAAGAGAAAAATTTCAGCCAAATGAAAAACTACGGTTTACAAGCAGCTTAAACTGTGTTATAATATCTACATCATGAAGAGGATGAACTATGAAACTTACAGAATACACTACACAAGTGCTTAAAAACTTCTCTGGGATCAACAGTAACATCGTATTCCAGACAGGTAATGTTGTATCTACGATCTCTGAGGCACGCAACATCTTGTCCAGCGCTACCATTGATATGGATCTTCCCTCGGACTTTGGCATCTATGATCTCAATGAGTTCCTTGGTGTACTATCTCTTGTGGACGAACCACAGATCAAGATCGAAGAAAAATACGCGGTTGTTGGTGATGCTACTGGTCGATCCAAGATCAAGTATTTCTTCACAGACACCGATATGCTTACCGCACCGAATCCATCTATGCTTGAAAAAGCATCTGCGATGAATGATTTCGAGGTAAGCTTTACCCTTGATCAGGACACGCTCAATAAGATCAAACGTGCAGCATCTGCTCTTGGACATACATCTGTGTCTGTTACAGCAGCTGATGGATCCATTGCACTTACTGTGTTCGATCCAGAGAATGCCACGTCTAATACATTCACCATTGAATTGGCGGGTACATACGAGAGTGAAGACTTTAACTTCATTATTAATATTCAGAACATGAAGATCTTGCCCGGTGACTACAGTGTCGGTCTATCTTCGAAACTTATGTCCAGATTTACACACACAGAAAAGAATGTAAATTATTGGATAGCTTTAGAGAAGTCGTCTACTTATGGCGTATAAAATCTGGGTGCTGGTCTAATTTGTATTTGCTTAGGCCAGTATCTTTCATTGCATCTTTTATAGTTTTATAGGTTTTACCTTTAAATGTACATCCTATAGCACTATAATGATTTGATCCGGATATAGATTCGAAACATTGGGCATTTTTTTTATTTTTATTCCAAGGAGTTTTACCTTTATTTGCTTTAGAGATTTTTTCTTTATATTCTTTTGTTTGCATATAAGAAGTATCTCTTAACTTTTGGGACATTTTTATAGCTTCTGCATGGGTAATTTGTTTAGATAATGATTTCCAAGCCACTAGATCTTGCCATCTACCATATTTTTCATAAAGAACTTTATGAGCTTCGGCGTGATCTTCTATAGAAAGATATATAAGGTTAGAGGGATCATCACTTCCTCCAACATGTTTAGGGACAATATGATGCCAATGATATTTACTTTTGCTGGACATAGTTATTTCCTTTATGTTTAGAGTGTATGGGAATGGCAGTTCCGCGATACACAACTATTTATAATAATCCAAATTTTTGGATTGCCTTGGAAAAAACATCAACTTACGGAGCTTAATATGAGCACTCAACCAATTACAGATCTTTCTAACCGTATTGCTCGCAGTACAATTGCAGTCATTGATACTATTGTACAACGTGGGGGATTCCGTGGCGAAGAGCTTACTACCATCGGTCAACTTCGTGATCAGTGCGCACAACTTATGGCACTCTGTGAACAAGCTGAACTAGATAAAGACGAATAGGCTATTTACAATCACTCCAACCTATTATATAATGAACAATCAATTGAACTGGAGTTACTATGTCTAAAGACTTTTTATGGGTAGAAAAATATCGTCCTAAAACAATCGCTGAAACTATCCTGCCGACCCGACTAAAGGATGTGTTTCAGAGTATGGTAGATGGCGGTGAGCTACAGAATATGTTGTTCACCGGCACTGCCGGTCTCGGTAAAACCACGGTAGCAAAGGCACTGTGTAATGAACTGGGCTTAGACTACATCATTATCAATGGATCCGAAGAAGGCAACATCGATACGCTTCGTGGTAAGATTAAACAGTTTGCCTCCACGGTTTCCTTTTCAGGTGGTTACAAAGTAATCATCTTGGACGAAGCAGATTATCTAAATCCACAGTCTACACAGCCAGCGCTCCGTGGTTTTATCGAACAGTTTTCAGACAACTGCCGATTTATTCTTACCTGTAACTTTAAGAACCGTATCATCGAACCACTACACAGCCGGTGTGGCGTGTACGAGTTCAATGCTACTAAGACAGAAATCGCGGGTCTTGCAGGATCTTTCTTTGACCGCTTTACCACTATCCTTGAGGATGAAGGTGTAACGTATGAGAAGAAAGCTGTTGCAGATCTTATTATGAAGCACGCACCGGATTGGCGTCGTGTACTAAACGAAGGACAGCGCTGGGGTAGCAGCAGTGGTGGTATTACTGGTACTGTTACCTATGCTACTGTAACTGGCTTTGATGATCTTTTTACCGCTCTTCGCTCCAAAGACTTTAAGAGCATGCGTAAGTGGGTAGTTAATCATATGGACATTGATACCACAGCTATTATCCGTGGTATCTACGATCAGATGTACGAGAAAGTACAGCCACAGTCTATTCCACAGCTCGTCCTTATTCTTGCTGACTATCAGTACAAATCAGCATTCGTCGCAGACCATGAACTTAACCTAGTGGCTTGTATGACAGAAATTATGAGTGAGGTACAGATCCAATGAAAACAGTTATTGGACTAGTACTACTCTGGCTATTAATTTATAATGATGCACAGCTGTTCAGATTACTGCACAGCGCAATCGTAGGAGTATTACAATGACTGCTTATTCTGGACTAGATAACTGTCTAATTTATGACTTTGAAACTATGTCACAAGACCCAGTTGATGGGGTCGTCGTTTCAATTGCCACCTTGAACTATAGTGAAAAACGATTTACACATATGCCATATACATATGATGAATTGCTTAGTAATACTAAATATCTTAAGTTTGATGTTGCTGATCAGGTGAAAACATATCGCCGTAAGATCTGTAAGAGCACACTACAATGGTGGTCAGAACAAAACGCTGAAGCTCAAAAAGCCTTGAAGCCAAATCCTAAAGAGGATGTTTCTATTGCTGATTTGAATTCTTGGATGATTGTAAATAGACCTACGAACCTTGAAAAGGTTTTTACACGTCGAAATACATTTGATCCAGTGTTTATGTCTTCACTGATGAAGGCTACCGGTAATCCTGACCCATATGACTGGTGGCTTGTTCGTGATACTATTAGTTTTATCGAGGGTCTTAGTTTTGATTCTGGTCTTAAGAATAATTTTATTCCCGAAGGCCTTGATGAACACTTTGTTGTTCACGATCCGCGTCACGATATTGCAATGGATGTTATGCGGATGCAAACTGTAATTCAGGCTGTGACAGCTTTTTAGGAGGTATTATGCTAACAATTTACACGAAAGATAAATGCTTTTATTGTAAAAATCTTAAGAAAAACCTGGAAAAATGGGGTTTCTCTTATCAGGAAATTAATATACAATACAATGATAAAGCCAGAGAGTACTTCGAGTCACGTGGTTACACCACCGTACCGCAGTTGTACTTCGGCACTACGAACATCCAACGAGGCGACTCCTCTGCTCTTACAAAGTCTGTTATCGAAGATCGTATTGAGCGTATTATGTGGCCTTCTATTGATAGTGGAATAGAATGAATCCTTTTGAATATGTGAATGCTATTAACACTAGCAAAAAAGATATTATGATCGATGACTTGGCTGAGAAAGGCTATGTCCCTTACACTATTAACCGGTCGCTGTCATACTTTAATGATTCCGTACTGGCAGCCAATGAGATGAACAAGCATCACCACGTCGACAAAAAGCTACAATTTCATTTTCTACTCAATATCATTAGAAAACGAAAACGCTTTTCTAAATGGGATAAAGCTGATGTAGTATCTGATGTTGAAGTAGTAAAAGAATATTATGGTTATAGCAATGAAAAAGCTAGACAGGTGTTAACACTTCTTTCTACCGAACAAATGAAAATCTTAAAACAAAAAATAAGTAAAGGCGGAAGACGTGGAGGTAATTGAAACTGATCCTACGTATTGGGTCGATCGTGGTAAAGAATATACTAATATATGGCACGAATATTATATAGACCAATTATCTAAAATTTTATCTAATATTTTGTTACCTTCTGGGGTAATTTTAGAATACGGATCTTATGACGGTAAAACCATAGATTTTTTACGAGGCCTATTCGATGATAGATTTATTGTGGGCATTGAGTATAATCTGGTGGGAAATCATCCAAACGTATTTGAAATGGATGTTCGCGACTTAAATAGTGATATGAATATTGCACTAGCACTTAATGATCTTAGCGATTATGATATTGCACCCAAATCCAAAACCCATGCAAAAAATCATGCTATAAGAAATATAGTTGAAGGTGGTTATTATATCGAGTCCGGTAAACAAGGTTTTAAACCTATTGATGGATTTGAAATGGTTTATGAGGATAAGTTTCTAGCAGCTTATAAAAAATAAATTTTATAAATAGAAAAGCTTAGAGAATTTATTCGAAATTCCTCATAATTAATAAAAGGTGATTGACGTGGTAGAAAAAAATAATAACGTCCATTGGACACCACAAGATATGTTAGAAATCATTCTGGATGAGCCAGATGACTTTCTAAAGGTTCGCGAGACATTAACACGCATCGGTGTGGCATCTCGTAAAGACAAGAAGCTATTCCAGTCTTGTCACATCCTGCACAAACAAGGCAGATATTTTATCGTACACTTCAAGGAACTATTCCTCCTTGATGGTAAGAAATCTAATCTAGAGCTCAACGATGTACAGCGCCGAAATACGATTGCTACATTGCTTTCTGACTGGGGCTTGATTAAGTTAGCCGCTGGCGGAGGATTAGACTGTGCTCCATTACGCCAAATTAAGATTATTCCATTTAAAGAAAAAAATGAATGGGAACTGTGTCCGAAATATAACATCGGCAATAAATAAATTTATTACAGTACGTAACGAGTAACTTTTTATAAATACGATTGAGCGCAGGATAACCTGGCTCGAAATATTCTTGCTTGAAAAGGAGAATGAAATGACAAGCAGACGAATCAACACAACCGCATTTCCACCTGCAGCCTTTGTAGGATTTGATCATCTTTTTAAAGAACTTGATCACGTTACAAAACATGCATACGATAACTATCCTCCTCACAATATTCTGAAGAATGGCGAATCAGATTATCTGATTGAACTTGCTGTTGCTGGTTTCAGTAAAGATGGTATTGATATTGAGCTACATGATAGAACTCTTACCGTAACAGGTGATCATGTATCAAAGGGTCGCGAGTATATTCACCGTGGTATTTCCACTAAGAAATTCAAACGCACCTTTCGATTGTCTGAACACGTGCAGGTGCACGGAGCAGATATTCAGGATGGCATTCTAGCAATTCAGTTGAAGTATGTAATCCCAGAAGATCAGCGTCCTCGTAAAATTTCAATTGGAAACAACGAGGTCGATAATGACACATCACATACTAACAATCCAGAACTACTTACAGAATCCAGTGAGAGGAATTCTAAATACTCTGGTGGATTTAAGAACTAAGTATCAACAACACCGTGAAGCGGTCCAAGCTATAAAAGAGCTTCGTGCTCTTACTGACCGCGAGCTAAACGATATAGGTCTCACCAGAGGTGAAATCCATGATGTTGTTCATAACAACGTCAACCGAAATCTTAAAGGTTGGGTGTAATATGACTGCATTAGCAATGAATTATGTTGTGAATCCATTCGGTAATCTTCGGAAGTCTCTGTTCAGAACTTTTGAAATTATCGGATATGCCAGAGCAGCCGGAGAACTTCAGCGACTTGGTTACCTTGAAGAAGCAGCGCGCTGCGCAAAGCTAAGAGATGCTTTAAAGGCAAAATAACAACGGTAGGCCTTCGGGCCTACTTTACAACATCACACACAGGAGAACTAAAATGATTTTAAACTACAAACAACTAATGGACCACAATAAAACATTCTATGATGAATTCGTCGGTCTTAAAGTAGTGGGCTGGAAAACTTATTCTAAAGCACTCAATGCCTACACTATGAATTTTTATAAAGATCAACTTAATACTATGGATGAGGCAGTTGAGAAACTTGCACTTGTTATGAAAGGTGAAACCGATGGCAAATAAGAACCCATTTGAAATCCGTGCAGATATGCTACAGCTTGCAAAGGATTACATGGACCAGCAGTACCATATGAATATCCAGTTCTATGAGAACATGGTGGTCGAAGGCAAGAAAGTCCGTGAAGACGTTGAAGAACAACTCAAAGATGCTTATAAGATGTATTCAACTGAAGAGTTGATGACAAAAGCCAAAGAGATGTATTCTTTCGTTTCTACAAAAGACTAATTATAAATACCCCTGTGCCATACCAAGCATGGGGGTTTTTTGTATGTCTGACGATAACTTAAACTTAAGCGAATTCGATTATATTATGGCGGCAGTAGCTGACTATACTATGGATCGTAATCTTGATAAAGAAATGTTCTGGAACATTATTAACCATGTTGAAGATGGATATGAATTTTTAACAGCTATTGAGGCCCAAGGCCATTTAATGGAACTTGTAGAAAACCGTAACGTAATGAGAAAGTATCATAATGAAAGAAAATAATGAAAAAGCTGGATGGTTACAGAAAAACGTAGTAGATGAAAATATGTCTGGCTTTATCGAACATATGTCAGGTGACCCCGATTCTAAGCTGTACACCATCACAGACGACTTATCGAGATATGATCCCGATGATATTCTAAATTCTCTAAAAAAAATTGTTGATATTAATAACCCCAAAAAAGATCAACTCCATATCACGAATGTGCCAGGTCACGAGGCTGATCCGTATTATTCGTATGGCAGTTTAGTTGCGGATCTTTCCCGAACTAAAGAGCAAGTTATGCCAGATGGATTTAAAAAATGGATCCCACATTTCTATGATAAGCCTATAGCTGAAGAGTCGTTTACTTCATATTCTGATATTTTTCGGGGTACAGTCTTCATGGATATTGCAACAGAACTACAGTCCCGATATAAGATTGGAAGACTACGAGTAATGATACAGCCCAGATCCCACTGTCTCTCGTGGCATTTGGATGCACAACCAAGACTACACTATCCGATTAAAACCCAAAAAGGCTGCTTTATGATAGTAAATGATGAAATGAGACACCTACAACGGGGGGTTAGCTATATGGTAGACACCACACATTATCATACAGCAGTTAATGCTTCAAGAGAACATCGTATACACATTGTAGCTAATATATTAAAATGATTTTAGAACACAATGAAACGACAGTAGACTTTTTTGATAAATTTCCAAAAGATATTCGAAAAGTTCTACTCTATCTTTCTGGTGGAGCAGACTCTGCCCTTATATTATATCTAATGTCAAAATTGGATGTAGAGATATTTCCGCTACATGGATATGAAGTAACTCAACCCGAGCTTGATTCCATTACAGCTGTTCAAAATGTGGTTGACTGGGTTCGATCTGCAAGTCCGGATGCTATCATACATAATCCCTTCATTTACCCCATGCAGCAAGGGGATCAAACTAAATATTATTATTTAAAGCCTGCAAGAAAATACTTCGAACAAAGACATGATGTACATCATATAATATTTGGTACTAGTCAAGGCATGGATAAAGATCCTAGGCCAATTGATCATGTTGGATCCATGGCGGGTGAAGCGCTATCTAATATTACTTGGGACGATATATTAGTGCCATGGAAGAGTGTGGATAAAAAGTTTATAGCGGCCCAGTACAATAAATTAGGATTAAAACAATTGTCTGATATTACTAATAGCTGCATTATTAGCACAAAAAAGCCGTGTAGAGAATGTTGGTGGTGTAAAGAAAGATATTGGGCATTCGGTTCTTATGATGGGGGTATACAGTAGCTTCTACGTATGGTATAATATACTTAATTATGGAGGCGCTATGACTTTTTACACTAACGTAACCCGATACGGTAATCAAATCCTTTACCGCGGATACACCGACAATGGCAGTGCCATTACTCAGAAATATAAATTTAAACCTACCCTTTATGTAAAGACCGATCAACCTACTGACTGGAAGACCATGGAGGGTACGCCTGTTGGACCTGTACAGTTTGATAGCATGGGTGATGCCCGCGACTTCATGAAACAGTATGAAGATGTGATTGGCTTTAAGTTCTGGGGTAATACCAACTACATTCACCAGTTTATTACATCCAAGTTTCCTGGTGAGATTAAGTTCAACCGGTCTATGGTGAACGTGGTCAATCTCGATATCGAGGTTCACTCCGAGGATGGTTTCCCTACCCCAGACGAAGCTGCACATCCGATTACGGCTATCACTGCTAAGTCCAGTAAGTCAAATGTATACCATGTATGGGCATGCGGCGACTGGGACCATGAGAAATCCCCTCATAAACATCTGATTGTCCAATATCATAAGTGTGCATCTGAAGTAGAACTACTTGTCAAGTTTATCACCTGGTGGAAGAAAGACTATCCCGATGCTATTACTGGCTGGAACGTACGCTTCTTCGATATGCCGTACATCACCAATCGCATTGCTCGTCTGGGTGATGAAAAAGCAGCTAAGTCACTGTCGCCTTGGGGTTTGGTTGAACATCGTGCGGTTCAGTTTAAGAATAAAAACATGGATATGTACGACATTAAAGGTATCGCCCAGCTAGACTACTACGATCTGTTCCAGAAGTTCGGCTACAGCTATGGTGCTCAGGAAAGCTATAAGCTGGATCACATTGGCTATGTTGTACTCGGTGAAAAGAAGCTATCGTATGAAGAGTACGGCAGCCTTCAGAATCTCTACAAAGAAAACCATCAGCTGTACATTGACTATAACATCAAGGACGTTGAGTTGGTGGATCGTATCGACGAAAAGATGGATCTTATTACGCTCTGTCTTACTATCTCGTACAGAGCTGGGGTGAACTACTCTGATGCGTTCGGTACTACTTCTATCTGGGATTCTATTGTATATCGTGAGCTAAACTCTAAAAAGGTTGCGATCCCACATAAAGCCAAGAGTGAACGCATCGATGTTAAGTTCGCGGGCGGGTACGTGAAAGAGCCACAGATTGGTATGCACAACTGGGTGGTTAGCTTTGACCTTAACTCACTTTATCCAAACATTATTGCACAGTGGAACATGTCACCCGAAACTCTTATGACGCAGCCTGGTGATCAGCTAACTAGCGGCGTAGACCACTATCTTAACAACCCTTCAGCGCGTAAGGACGTAAGTGTTGCAGCCAACGGCTCTTCCTACCGCAAAGACGTGGAAGGTGTTATGCCACGTATCATTGTGGACTACTATGCAGAGCGTAAGGTAGCTAAAAAGGAAATGCTTGCTAAGCAGTCTGAGTACCAGAAGACGCCGACTAAAGCACTAGAACGTGAGATTAACCAGCTTGAGAACCGGCAGATGGCTATTAAGATTATGCTGAACTCACTGTTCGGTGCTCTTGGTAATCAGTATTACCGCTACTTCGACCTACGTATTGCCGAAGGTATTACCCTAACCGGTCAGTTTGTTATTAAATGGTGCGAGCGTGTAGTCAACCGTGAGCTGAATAAGATCCTTGGCACTGATAAAGACTATGTGATTGCTATTGATACCGACTCTGTATATGTTAACTTCTCTGCTATGGTCGATAAGTTTCAGCCGAAAGATCCCACCAAGTTTCTGGCCGAAGTGTGTGACGATCACTTTAATAAGATGTTCGAGAATTCTATGGACGAGCTATTCGACCACATGGGTGCTTATCAGAAGCGTATGGTAATGGAGCGGGAGGTTATTGCTGACCGTGGCATCTGGCAGGCGAAGAAGCGGTACATCCTAAACGTGCACAACTCTGAGGGTGTCCAGTACGCAGAACCCAAGATGAAGATCATGGGCATTGAAGCTGTTAAGTCTAGTACCCCCGAAGTTGTACGTGGTAAGTTCAAAGACGCATTCAAGCTTATGATCGCCGGTGACAAACAAGGCACGCAGCGGTTCATTCAGGACTTTAAGAAAGAGTTCCGTGGACTAGATCCGCATACCGCTGCATTCCCTCGTGGCGTTAGTGATGTTGGCAAGTGGGCAGATCAACGTATGATCTACGGTAAAGGCACCCCGATCCACGTGCGGGCATCGCTGCTCTACAACCATTACGTAAAAGAAAAGAAGTTGGCTAATAAGTACGAACTTATTAAGGACGGTGAAAAGATCAAGTTCGCCTATCTTAAGATGCCTAATCCTATTAAAGAGAATGTAATCGCCTTTCCGGATTACTTGCCACCAGAGCTAAACTTACACAAATATATGGATTACGATAAGCAGTTCAACAAAACGTTCTTAGAGCCACTTGAACCTATTCTTGCTGCTATCGGTTGGAGTTCTGAAGAACAAGTAACCATGGAAGATATCTTTGGATAACAGGGATTACAAACGGCTTCGAATGAAGTATAATATGATTATTAACAATGGAGTAAATTATGTCTGATTGGGCACACGATATTAATATGATGCATCACAAGTTTGGTGTACACGAATGGTTCCAAAAGAACAAAAATGATAAAGAGGTTATGTCTAAGTATCTTCGCTTCCGTCTCAAGATGTGTATGGAAGAAATGAATGAAACCATTGACGCTGCACTCTTTGATAAAGATGCAGAAGAAGTCGTAGATGGTCTTATCGATCTATGTGTATTTGCTATTGGTACTTTGGACGTGTTTGGTGTAGATGCTAACGCCGCATGGGACAAAGTTTATGAAGCAAATATGGCTAAGTCACCTGGGGTAAAACCTGGTCGTCCTAACCCATTTGGACTACCGGATCTTATCAAGCCTTCGGGCTGGACAGCACCATCACATGAGGGCAACCATGGCAGTATCTCTCACGCTCTTTAAGAGCCAGTTCGATAATAAAACAGACAAGCGCATGAACTTTTCCACCTTTGATGAGGTGGAAAAGTTGCTCTACGGTCTGTCACAGCAACAAAAGAAAGGTAAGAAAGATGCGGAACTTATATCACCAGCTGTATATGAAGCTGGTACTACTCGGGCCAACAAGAACGTTACTGCTTGGGCAGGCTGGTGTGCTGTTGATGTTGATGACATTGAGGTTGATGGAGAACTAAATGATTTTGTACGTAAACTTGTTGGTGATTGGCGCTTTGTTTGCTACAGCACTGCAAGCAGTCGCCCTACTAAGAAAAAGTTCCGACTCGTATTCGAACTTGATCGCCATATACCAGTGGCAGAAATCAAACACTTCTGGTTCGCACTCCAATCTTCCCTTGACGAGTCAGGAGATAAACAATGTAAAGACCTCAGCCGAATGTATTACATCCCTGCAACATATGATGAGGCTGATAATTTTATATTCAGTGGGGATGGCAATCCTATTGACGTTGACAATCTTCTTGCCCGTTACCCCTACGTAGATAGGGCTAAGAGTGGTAACACGTTTCTCGATCGACTACCTCCTGAGCTAGCAGAGCAAGTCGTTAACCACCGTAAGTCGATGATGCAGAATACCAACATCTATTGGTCTGGTTATCATGACTGTCCATTCTGGCCTAAGAAACTTGCCGCTGAATATGTATCCATTACAGAAACTGGTTGGTATTCAAAAATGTATTCCATGATGGTAGCCATCGCAGCACGTGCACTTGAGAAAGAATATCCGATCACCGCAACACAGATCGCTGAACTATGTAAACAATTTGATGCTGAACATGGTAATTGGTATGAGAATCGTCCATTGAACCTTGAAGCTGACCGAGCGCTTGAATATGCCTACCAAAACATATAACTTTCCCGACGTAAACCGTGTAGAAGTGATCGACGAGAATGGTCGGTCATACGTAAAATATTTTTGTAATAATGTAAAAATGTGTTTACAAGACGACGGTTATACGTTAAAATTGT